AATTGAGAAATCAAATCCCCCGTCCGCCGTAATTAGCTCCATAGATGATGCATATTTCTCTTTGCAATATACGAAATTCTCTAGGGATAAAATATTTCCGGTATTATCCGCACCAGACTCGATATATACGTTTTTATTTTGCCGCAAAAAAGTATCACTTTTTTTCCATCCGGGGATATTTGGGTCATTATTTTCATCTTGGATTGTCATGCCAATATAAATATCATGGTAGAATTTACGTAGTCCGACCATGGCCTCTATAAATCCACCCGGTCCTTCTGCTAAATGGAATGTCTTGATGGGTTTTGAATCAAACGTCAGATTAAACGTATTTACGATTTCAATCATTTTGAAATATGACCTAGAAAGCGGCTTATATTTTGAAATACACTTCTTTTTAAATGGCACAGAAGAATGTATATACTCATATGGATTAGTGTACTTTTTAAAGATATCCCAGTCTTTTTCACGTTCATCTAATAATTGTTTGGTATCATATAAATAACTAGAAAGCGAATTTGATATTACTGGTTTTGGAACGTCTTCTTTTTCTATGCAGTCAATATATTTATGTATAATAATAGATGTTCTTGGTAATAAATAATAGGACATCTTTGGGTCGATAGTCAATATAAAAAAATATGTTTATATTGATTTGTATTTTTACATATTAAGGTTTTGGGGCCGTAGGAACACGAATCTTTAGTTTCATTGGCGGAGCGGCTACCTTAGTAGGTTCTTCTTCCGCTACTGCTTTTTCTGATTCAGGCTTTTGTGCTACTACCTTCTTCTTAATGACTAACTTAGGACCCTTTACCTTCTCAATAACAACAGGCTCTGCTTTTTCTTGCTGTACTGCTACCGTCTTCTCAAGTTCCGCAATATTTTCTTCGCCATTACGCTCAATAAATTCACTTTGTTTTAAAATAACCTCGGTCATCTTCTTAACATCGACCTGTAAGACCTTACGGAATATGAAATAACGATTCAAGAATGAGATTTGCTTCTCCTCACTCGACATTTCCAAGGCCTGTCTATAATTTGTTTCACTCTGTTTATTGCGCTTTACTTCAATCTCCATATTAGAATATAATTCTCTGAAAAGGCCACTTGAATCGGGTAAATCCATACCCCTTACTTCCTCCTTTTTCGCAAGGATAAAACCATAGTCCTCCATAACGCGTACCAAATAATCGAAATTTACCAAGTACTCACGGAATGACTGGTTAATACTTTCTTGATAAACATTAATCGCATAACCTAAACTCATTTCATCATCTGGAAACCCTGTCTGGTCATACATCTTAGTCAACTCAAAAATCTTACTCTCATTTTTAAATATGGTCATGCTCTCCTCCTTTTTATATTTACGTAGCAACTCAAATACGGTCTTGCCATCGTAACATGTGCCAATGAAATATCCATTTATTTTGGTACACTCAGCAACGTTACGTAAGAATTCATGGAATGACGTTTTATTCTCAAAGAAGTAATGGACTGCAAACTGGCAAGAACTCACGTTGAAACCCTGTTCAGCGACACCATATTGACGGTAAACGCCCTTACCTAATACCGTCGCATCCTTTGCGCCTTTACCAAATACCGCATTGGTAATTTGTCGCTCCTTCTCAGTATATAAAGCCTTGCCACTGCGAATATTAAGACCACTATTTCCATTTACAAATAGTCCATAGGGCATATTATCGCCGTATTTTCTGCGCTCTTTTAAGAAGCGCGTGCAGGCACCATCCTTTTGGTTTTCAATATTATCTTTTGAAATATCTACACCAAATACAAACGACAATTTTGCATCTATCCATTTTGATAAATCTCCAGCCTTTCCAACAGCATAATCAATAAGCGTATCGCCGCGGTGCGATACAGACATAATAAGCTTCTTTTTAACAAAGAGGTTATGGAAATTACGGAGGGCGCGTGTATTCGACTCATTGCTTAAGCGGTTATAATAGACATCGTCATTTGCTAATACCTCTGGAATTCCCTCTCCTGTACTAATCATCTCATCCGTAATCGGGTTATGTATAGAGTGCCAATTATTATTGGCAACATGGTAAGGGTTTCCATAGTTTTTCTGGCCTGCGCGTAATTCTGATGTCTTATCATAGCGGACTCGGAGAGGCACCCATCGCCATCCAATCTCATTCTCTTTGACATACTTAAATTCCACAATCATATCTTCTTCGAACATTTCCTCATCTTCGGTCATCATAAATAGGCTCGAACCACTCTCCTTTAACATTATATTACAGTAACACGCATTAGGGTCGAATGGCTCTGTAGGCTGAAATGGAACAGGTTTATATGTATCCTCATTATCCAAGTCATCTGGACTAGGTAATTTATCATCTAATACATCCTGGAATGGATTTATAAACCCATGTTTTCTCTCATCAAACCCACATCGTAATACCAGCGTTTTATATTGCAAAATATCCTGAACTCCCTGTAAATTACGCCCTTCTTGGAAAATATGATGCACCTCATCCCTGCCAGTCTTGTCTTTTTTTGTCGATACTAAGAAATCAATCGTGTTAAACTCCGGTGGCTTCCATTTGAATGATTTATCCCATGCAGCTTTACCCATCTTACTAGGTGGGCCACCAACCGTCATTCCGCCAACGGCCATATCTGAAGGCGTGAAAATGAGACCATCAGTATTATATTCAAATAGCCCGTCCTTCATATTTGTGAGTATTTTTGAGCAGCAATCGAAAATGCTTATACGGTCCGTATCATAATAGAAATTCTTACAGCGAATCACGAAATCAGTGGATTTTTTTGCTGCTGCATCAGAAACCTCCTTTGACTCTTTACTAATAAAATCCATAATTGAAATCGGTTTGATTAATGAAATCAACTTCTGTAAAAGGCTGAGACGGAACTTGATTTCCGGCTGCTCGTCGTCGGCGCTATGTGTCTTCAAAAACGCTAAATCGCGAACCGATTTATTGTTTATAAAATAAACATCAAAGGCAGCATATAAATTGATAAAGTTATCATTTTTATCGTATTTGATATGCTCACCATCCAAAATACTATTATAAATCGTCTTTTCAATGGTTTTTACGCCAGTAAATATGACATTCATGTTCGTATCAATCATATAGATTTTCCCATTGTCCGTAATATATAACAATTTACGTTCACCATCAGCCTTATCTGTGACTGTATAGTTTTTCGTAATATTATTTACATTTACTTCGGGCTTTATAGGCTGAATATTTTCAATTTGAAGAGTCACAGATGACGGGCCAATAAAATCACTCGGATAAACGCGGCGGGGCTTATCATATGCTTCACCATTAACAACACGCATGTATGACTGTAAAATCGTATCGCGTTCTACATATGAAATTGGGTATTTAGTTCCCTGAAGACCGCTCAAGACAATACGAATGCATTTACGCAAGGCATCCATTAATTTTGGCGCGCTATTAAATGCCGAGCCAGTTCCCACGCGCATATTATCGATTTCTAGTTCGACCTCGTATTGTTCTGAATTATTAAACACACCCGATTCCTGGATTGTATAATGTGGTATGGCGACCTTATTTGTTCGCTTAGGCATTTTTACAATACTCAAATCAGCGAAAATCGGGAACTCTGGGTGACGGAAACGCGTACGATTCATAGAGCGAAACATCTTCTTAGAATCCGTCCACTTGGATAGTATATTTCGCGTAACATTCGACTGGATATTATAATCTTGCTCAGTTTGAAATGACACGCGGAAATTAAAATCATCCATGTCGAGGCGCTTTATCATAACCCCGGCCTTATCGATTGCCGTTGTTTTTTGCGTAAACTTGAGTTTATTAAAGACTGTTGATGGCATATCAATTACACGCTGAAGACTATTTGTACGACAATACTCTTGAATAAGGTCAGAGCCAACTATTTCCGCGCGAATATTAGACATCTTAGTCATGCCCGTTCTAGGGTCCATATATTCACACGCAATGCGCAATAGTTGCGTACCGTCTGAGTTTTCGGGAACAAACCCATACGCATATAATTGTTTTACCACATTATCATAATCAATTTTAGTAATTGGACGAGATAATTTATGATTCGTACCAAAACGAATTTCTAATTCGTTTGCTTTTCGACCAGTATTGATATAAGGATTACTTTCTAAATACTGTTTTACAATATTTTCAAAGTCGGCCTTTTTCTGGTTTATGGTTTTGGGTACGGATTCACTAGTATCTTCATCCTTTTTTTCCATAATTTAATATCTTATATAGTAATTTAACATATTAAATTCCCTTTATGTCTTTATTCAATTTTCTACACACTTATTGCATTATTTCCACTTCATAGCCTCATTCAACTCCTCATACAACTCGGGTTTCTTGTATTTATAATTCTCATCAAAACCACCTAGGCGTCTGGCGATATTCTTCAAATCATCAATATGATACGTACTGAGCGGCTTCAATGGCTTCAAATAACTTTCTAGGCAAACCATAGTCTTTTTAAATTCATTGACTTGCATGACATCCAGTGAATCGGAACGCAATTTATATTTGCCATATGAATCCTTTTGTAAGACGTACGTAGGATATGAATCGTTGTCCTTATTAGCTTTAAACTCGAGCATAAGTGCGCCGGTCGAATCCACTAAAATAATATTTATCTTAAAATAAACAATCATTCCTACCATAGACATAATGCTAGTTTCTTTCACAGAGGTTAATAACTCGGATAATATTTCTTGAATAGCCACTTTGGTAATTTTTATATTAGCCTCCTTCATTTTCCCTTGGTTTTTCTGTATCCAATTTCCGACGGTTTGCTTTACTTCTAGTTCCTTTACGCCATAATTGCGTGATACTTGCAAATAATCATTGTATCCAAATACTGCAATATAAATACACCAAAAAAGTGTGTCTTGGTGTTTTGGGGATAAATATTCAATTTGTTCAGGCGCAGTTGTTATGACTGGTGCCTCTGGTAACATTGTTTCGACTTGCTGTTCTTGTTCCCCATTTTGTTTTTGTTCCCCATTTTGTTCTTGTTCTTGTTCTTGTTCCTGTTCCTGCACTTGTTCTTGTTCTTGCTCTTCATCAATAGTTGCAATATAACCAATATCGTCGCAATGACTCGGCAACGAACTTATTGATGGCGCCAAAAAATAAAACGGCTGCGGAGGCGTGACAGGAACAGATACTGGCAAAATAGAGCATGGCACTGGCTCCCTCTTAAACATATACTTTCCAAGTACCTGTAAAATGTTTTCGCTATCTTTTTTATTAAAATAAAAAAGATTTTCAATGACTTTTGGAATATTAGACATTATTTATTAATTGAACTATATAATACTGTTGCATTGTCTTTATCCTCTTTTTCAATAAAGAATGCATTTTTAAATTCTTCTTTTTGATATTCCATAGTTACCAAAGATTCCTCCTGGGCATTAACATAATCAATATATGTCTTAATTTCGTTGAGGGTTTTCTCTGGTAAAAAAGATAAATTAATATAACACCCACTTTTATTTTCATTTATCCTACAGAGATTTTTAGTTAGTATTTTGAGAACCTCGACTTGGTGATGTTTATTCATAGATTCAATTGTTTTTTTAAGGTTTTCTATAACAGCTATCTTCTCAAAATTCATTATAAGTGTTTTACATTAAAAACATTTATATCATTTTCATTGTTGATTACTATTCAAACTCATTTTCTAATGTTACGTCTCCACCAATTTGGACGCGCTTACCCTGCTCGACCAATTTACCAATAACACAAATATATGGGTCATTTAGTTCGAATCTTACACCTGCTACACGCACCGTGATTTTGGCGTTTTCCTTAATCTCACCAAATTTCTTCTCGGTAAAATGGTGGTCTCTTGCAACAAATACAGTAATTGGTACAGTACCGGTATCATCAATAACCTCAGCGTGAATACCAGCCTTTGTAATGGTCTTCGTAGTGCATTCTACAAGCATTCCTTCCACGGGATAACAAATCATACACTCAAATATAGTTTGGAATTCAATGTTTTCATTATTTATTGTGCCGCTTGAATACGTCATCACTTTTACTGTACCGGGCTTAATAAACCCCTCTGGAATACACTTTCCCTCCATTTTTTTAGATATCATACGCTCTAAATTCTGTTTTACATTTTTGCCTACTTCGCGAATTGATAACGATAGTTTCGTAGTCAAAAGGGATTTTGTGTAAACGCCGTAGATTTTTTGCTCTTGGGCCATGTCTAATATAGTAAGAGAATTTATCTTTACACCCTTTTGTAATATTGTTTTAAATATCAATTTTTTACTAAGACTAAAAAATTGAATGCACATGTCTGTTATTTATAATTTATAAATAAATACAATCATGGAAACGGTATTTGAAACGCCCACGAATCGCGATACAGATTTGCTAGAAGCAAAGGAACAAATCAAGCAGCTCGAAAATCAGATTACGGATTTAAAAAAACAACTTACTGAATCAAAATGGAATCTTATAGAAAAAGAGTCTACTATTTCACAGATTGAAAAAAATATGGCTAGCCAGTATGTAGAGGATTGGACGTGTACTGATATTGATGGGAAAGCAGGTAGGTTTTCTGGTAATATGTATTGGATAAAGGGTGAAGGTATGTTATATTATAAAAATGGAACACACTTCGAGGGAAGTTGGGATTCTGAAGGAGAAATTATAGACGGAGAATTAATCAGTAACCGTAATTTGGAAGTGCTTGAAAAATGGGATTGCGGAGCACTTATCGGCGGCGAAGATTATGAACAGGATGCCTAATGATAACAAAACCGATATATATTGATTTTTTATTGAATATAGATTTTTGTGAAATAAAAAATTGATTTCATAAAATATTTGATAAAATCAATCCAAAACAACAACATGGCGCCGCTTTTTAAGTCTATTGAGGTATTTTCGGAGAAGGATGTCTGGGGAGACAACTTGGTAGAGGCTCACGGGTTTCCAGGTTCATTTTCACTGGGTCAACTCATCGATTTGGCTGTCGCAAATAACTGCAACCTGATTATCAAGAGCGGTGAGAAGGGCAAGTGGTACCTAAAAAATCAGGCATTTGAGAGAACCCAAGCAGGCCTTCGTGGCGACAAATATGGAAGGGCAGCTCATACGACGTATTTGATTGAGTATGAGCAAGAGGAAACTAAGACTGATACATAAAAAAATACAACCAAAAATAAAACAACAAAATTATAATGCAGCTACCGTGCTAATAAGACTTTTTTCCAAGTCAAAAAACCAAGCCCTACGCGTTTCAGACGGCCGCGTCTGTTTCTCATAATCGTCAAAATACCTCATAAGAATCTCTAATATTACACAAAATCCCATCTTTAAAGTATTAGTTAAAATATCTTTATTATATGGATTTTTTTCATCACCCTCGATATAAAATGGTCCCTTTTCGAGAACCTTATTAAGACGTTTAATTATGTCATTTTTCGTATTTCCACTACACTTAGAACCTCTATTATTACGTGTTTCCATCATATCTTTTGTTTTAAATACTATTTCGTCCTTTTTGAAGACGCTCATAAAACCAACAAATTGGCTCATTCTATCTTTGGTTGTTTGTAATTTACGTTGGATAAGTGGTAAGAAACTACGATATTCAGTTGGTTTTGAAATACTCCATTCACCTGTATCTGGTAATTTAATATAAAGTTCTAATTTATTATTATTTGAAATTAATACCCCTACTAATCTATTATAAACAAATGTCTTTTCATCAAAGTATTTCCGAATATAATCTTCGATATCATCGACTTTTGTTTCGTCAGATGGCATATTTTTTATGAGAACCATTCGCTGTTCAAATGACAGGGTATCCAAAAAGTGATATACTAAGTATTTTTTAATCGTTTCTTCGGGTAAATTATGGACTTCAACTAATATTCTATGAATTCTACCCAAATGTTTATACCAGTCTAATTCACCACTGTCCATAGGTTCTCCATTTACTCTTTCTATTTCCATAATTTCAATATGTTCTCGAATTTGATGTAAAATCTTATTATAATCATCGTGGAACTCTACAACATCGCCAATTTCTTTTACGGCAGGCGCAAGATTTTCCAAGTCATCTGGTTTATCCTTTTGTGTGGGTAATTCCATTCTTAATAAAAGATTTTTATATTCAATCGGAACGGAACGGTCAAAAATTGAAGAATGTTCGTCGGTGATTTCTGTGGGTTGGAATAAATAATATTCGCCATTGTTTAATAGATACCCGGTTCTCCCATATCTATCTATTAATGCCTCACTTTTATTATTAACAAAACGCGAAAGAGCATAATAGATATGTTCATCTGGATATTCGCGGTTTATTCGGATAGCATTAAATAAATGTTCTCGTTTATAGAAAAAACTTTCGCGGAATAATTGACGAACTCGTTTTACAATGGCCGCATAATTTGTTTTTGCATAGTTCAAACTATATGTGGATTTTACCAAATCAGCATCACTAATTTCTTGATTTGGAGAACATACAAAATTACAATTATCCATATAATCACATATTCCTGAGAATGGTTTATCGCCAATTTTAAACTCAACCTCTTTTTTACTAGAAAGTGTCAATTTAATATTTTTATTTTGAGCGTTGGCCAATAAATCATCTACGGTTAGTTTTGTTTGGCCAATATTTAAAATACAATCGACGGCAACTTCTTTCATTAAACGAGTAACCTCGCCAATTAGAACTGCCTTCTTTTCCGCGTAGCGATAAAGATATAAATCCGCTGGCTCTTCGCCATTTTTTGGTAATGTGGCATGTAGATAAATCTCAACATTGCGTTCTTTAAACGGGAGACCGCAGTGACTTAAGTTGCGCACACCACGCCCAATAATTTGTTCTAAGCGATTTAAATTATACCATGGCGATAAAATATGCACTTGGCGAATATTCTTAAAATCAAGTCCCTCGGCAGCGGCTTGACTAATAAGAATAACTTTTACTTTTTCGCCATATTTATTATCATCATTGGTGGCATATTTGATATCGGCCAAGTTATTCGGAGAGAATGTTTTGTCGCCTGTAATCATTACATATTTTGCTTGTTTAAAGTCTGCCATCTTTTCCTTATCAAATTCATCACGCTTTTTCATAGTGAGCGAATCGATAGGTGTTTGGGGTGTTTTTAAAAGAGAGGTAGTATATGAGGCAGAACCATAACGAGCAAAACCCATTTCTTCAAGTGCGAGTGCTAAGGGTACTACGCCCCCATCAATATATTGTGAATAAACAATAACAATACCCGTGGAATTTTTAATAACCTCGCATATTTTACTGATTTTACCACTATATTTACCAATATTTTCAGGACTTAAAAATCTGCCATATTTTGCTAATATTTCTGGTTTATATTCAAAATTATTACGTAATTCATAGGTGTCGCGAATTGTCGTATATGTCATCGTATTCGACAGACCAGTTTTGCCGACCATGTTTTTAATAATGGCCGAATTGTCTTGGCCAGATACACTTGATTCCGTCGATTCACTGCTAGCACTGCTAGCACTGCTAGCACTGCTAGCGGTTTGTATCGCGTCATCTTTAAAATCTGGATTAGGAAAAATAATACCAAGTGCCTCTAATGGCTCTTGTAAATGGGTATAACCAAAAGACTCCATGTTCTCAAAATTAGGCATATCTCGCTCCTCGCCCTGCGCATCAAATGTATTGAATGATTTTTGACGTAGGTTATCCATAATAAATTTATAAGCACGCTCTTGGTACGTACCTATTGGTGTTAAAAATACCGATGACCGAAGTTGTTGTAATGGCGTTTCAATTGGTTTCAAATTCATCTGTAATTTTGGATATCTATCCTCCTCCTTTGCCGTAAGATTATCAGGTGTCCATGGTAAAAATGTGCTTTCTGGTGCAAATGTATCAGGATAAATACGATAAGGGAAAGTATATGGGTTTTCACCGCGAATATACGACACATAGCCAGTCAATTTACGTTTTAATAATTCCCTACCGCTTTCTTTTGTAGACCCGGAAGCGGCTTCTATGAATTTTCCATTCTTATCAAAAACATCCTCTGTTTTAATTGCGCTGCGTTTATCAACCGCATTTAATAAATTAGTGAGCCAAATGATTTCTTTATAACTATTATAAACTGGTGTCGCAGATAATAAAAGAAGCCGTATATTTTCAGCATATCTTACAATGCGCATCAATAAACTTCCAACCTTCTTTGCCTGTTTATTATCTTGTGCCAAACTAATATTATGAACCTCGTCTATGATAATAAGCCTATTATTAAAAAACTTGCGTATTTTTTGTATTTCTAATTGCTGCATTTCTTTTGTAGCGTATTTGGGGGCATCTTCATCTTCTGCAACCTTTGTTTCGGCGCGTATGATATTCGCCAATTTATCGTACCCAATAAATTCATAATATGTTTTTATGAGAACAGTAATCTGATTTATAATTTGGCTTCGTGTCATTGAACTCATGGATGAAGGATTAATTTCTGCTAATAACGAATTTCCTACGCAAGTATTTAAATTCCATATTCCATTCTCCTTTTTTAATTTACGTTCATCAAATAACTGTAAACGAAAGTTATTCTGTACGTTGGGAGATGCAATTATTAATATTTTATGATTCTTTTGAACTAATCCAATTTGTTTCATATAACTTCGCATTTCTTCTGCTACGCCAATTGCAGTACACGTTTTGCCTGTTCCCAGCATATGGTATAATAACAGCGCGTTATATGGTGTTTGGAAAGATAAAAAATTCTTGACGAATAGCTGATGAGGCAATAGCTCAAAATCCGCCATACACATTTTATCTGCCTGCTCTTCAATTGATATTTCCGTATTTAATAGGTATTTAGTGTCGCTGAATTCCTTACGTTTTGCGATTTTAATATTAAAATTCGGGTCATTTAATTCTGGATATAAAAAATCAAAGTCTGGGTTGTCGACTATGCTATGTTCTATTTTCTCTTTATTAGATAAAAAAGTATTATATTCTTTAGATTCGACATCGCCAGGTGCCATTCCGATTTTCTTTTGTAGTTCAATCTCTTGTTGGCTTACCGTTTTATAATTATTTGGTAGTAATGTTGGTATAATAGGACTATCATCTTTTGCCTCTTCTTCGACTAAGTCTTTGACTGGTTCTATAACTGGTTCTTGTTCAGGTGCTGGTCCTGGATGTTGAACAAAATCCGATTCATCCAATTCAGGTTCAGGACTAGGAACAGGACTAGGAACAGAAACAGGACTAGGTTCAAATGTAATAATAGTCAATATTTTATCACCATTAAACCTACCCAGCGCAGTAGTGCGAAGAGTATTTTTAATAATATCATCTAATTTACTAAGGGCAACTTTCTTAGGAACAAAGTACTCTAATATTTTTGGTTTATATTGACTTTCATCACTTCCATTATCTGTTATTAATTCCATTTTTTCTTTATTGGCGATTTTTTCAAATCGCAGCTCAACGCCATAAATATTAAGTGCGTTTAGTACATCAACTGCAACGGGCTCGACTACTGAATTAACATCTTTTATTTTTAATTTTCGGGTGCCTCTGGCCTCTCTGGGTTTTATTTTTAATGTATATTTTGGTTCAGGAATATGCTCAGCAATAGGCTCAGCAATAGGCTCAGCAATAGGCTCAGCAATAGGCTCAGGCTCGGCCTCAGGCTCAGGCTCAGGCTCTGGTCCAGGTCTCAATAGCGCCTTTAAAATCTGGTTATCGCGTTTTACAACCTCTGGGTGAAATTCCGCCAATTCATTTATTTCATTTTCTACTGCTTTTTCCAAATCACTTTTAGGACTCTTTTTTTTTGATAGATTTTTTGGCTTATCTATCTTTTTTTTGGTACCAGAAGACATAAATATATAACTTAATACTTAGAATATATGTATATTTTTTTATGCATATATTTCATTTTGCTAAGGAACTGTGAACTACAATGAAAACATGCGTAACGTCTTTACCATATTATGAATATTTGTTAATAACCTGATTTTTTCTAAATTATAGGGCCTTATTGACTTGATGCAATCTTCATAAGTTTTCCATTGCATTTTACTAACCTCAGACCGCTCATAATTATCCATGACCTTAGTATCTTCATTCTGCATATATGCCAAATAGTATTTATGTTTATAAGATTTATAATTCGAGCCAGTAAAAATCTCTTCAAACGGATATATGTTTTCTATTGTGCTTATATTTCGTATAGCATATCCAGTTTCCTCATTAAATTCACGTAATGCACAATCAAAATCCTTTTCTTGGAAGTTACGACGCCCCTTAGGAAAGCCCCATTCAGGTTCATCCCATTGCTCATATACATCACTTTCATCTATCATTGTATCAAGAGTATAAAGTTCATTTTTTAATAATATACCCTGGCGTAATTGATTGAATTTTTCACTGGAAATTACTTCTTCGGCTCTATACTGTGTAGATATCGATTTTGTTCCCCAAATCCCCATCCATAGCTCATCAAACGATTTTGTTTTTAAAGCCACCTTTTCCTCATTTGTCATTTGTTTTATCATATTAATTATGTAATTCTTGTTATAGACAGAGTATTTGCCGCGCATAAAATCAATATATCCTAAAGTATCCTTACGACATATCATCAAATATTGTACAGCGTTGTTATTTATTCGAAATGTAATAAGACCAACACTAGTAATCGGTATTTTGCATTGATGATATAAATGGCCTTGTTTGCCACAATTATTACAATATTGGTCAGTCATCATATTCTATTCGATTTACCTGTACAAATATAATCAGATATCTTTATATATTTATAAATCTACAATGCATTTTGACCCTTCTGTCTGGGGGCCACATTATTGGTTTTTTATACATACGGTTGCAGAATCTTACCCAATGACCCCAAATAATATTACAAAACGCAAATACTACGATTTTATACAGAACATCCCCCTTTTTATTCCAGTTCCTGAAATGGGGAACAAATTTAGTGAACTATTAGATAAATATCCCGTAACCCCGTATTTAGATAATCGCGACTCATTTGTTAGATGGACACACTTTATCCATAATAAATACAACGTCTTACTAGGAAAAGAAGAAATATCACTCCCTACAGCTTTAGAAAAATATCGCGACGAATATAAGCCAAAACCAGTCTATTTATCTGAGAAAATCAAAATGCGTAAACATTATATTTATGCAACCATTATTTTTGCCCTATTAATATTGATTTATTTTAACTATCGGTGACCTTATAATATTCTAACCATATTATAGGAGGACATATGCGCATTGAAATACTTATATTTATTATTGCAGCATTTTTAATGGCAAACATTTATACAGATGGTAAATATTTAAAAATGCTACAGTCTGGCAAAAAATATTATCAAATGGCGGGGATTGCTTTTGGGGCGCTAATGATATATGTTTTATTAAAACGAAATCCTATGCGCGCTCACGACATAGTATCAACCACAAATGATTATATAAAATATTTACCAATCGATAAGGGTACATCGAGTATTATTTCGCCCATTTTGGATTTTACATCAAAACATAGTTTTAATAATGACCAGTATAATAGTATTGATGGCGGAAATTATCCAATATTAGATATGAGTCGCGCACAGGAAAACCGAAGTCAAGCAATCGCTACACAGCGTATGGCAACTTCTGGCCAAAAAGCAACTAAACGCTCTGTAAGCGAAACCAAAAAAAAGTTTGTCGCATCTAGACAAAGTTGGAAATGCGGCGACTGCCAAGACCAACTAACCGCATGGTTTGAAGTAGACCATATTAAACGACTTGAATATGGTGGCAGTAACCACATAGATAATTTAGTCGCGCTCTGTCGCGATTGTCACGGGAAAAAAACTACGATGGAGAACTTATAGGGCAACCCATTTTAGTGAATATATTGTCTAGCTATATATTAGACAATATATCATGGGCATTTCCATTCGTGGTAGTCGTTTTGGCGCACTGCAGGGCAGCGAAGAAGTAATGAAGTATTTATTGCCAATATTGATTGCAACATCACCTATTTTATTAATGGTTATATTCTATTCATTTATGTATATTTTTACATCATCCAGTGTAGTGTATTCATTTTCTTCACTAATATCACTTTTTCTAGTATTTGTAATAATATTACTCGCTGCAATCGTAATGGATAAAAAAGTGAATTTTAAGGACCTTGACCCCACAAACACAAGTTTTTCAAATGTTGTCGATGCTTTTGAATCTAATGAAGCCTATAAAATATCATTTATTGTAATAACCTCATTTTTTGGATTAATGTTTTTGGGTTCGAGATTATGGCAAGCAAGGCAAAGCATTTCTGGATTATCATCTGTATCAATAACATCATTACCTTACATGTTTATGTACGCAATAGTCGATTTTTTTAAATGGCTTAACAACATAGCAGTCGATTTTTTCAGAAATATAACCCAAGACATACGCTCAAGCGAAGAGATGCGAAGCACATTGCTTCGTTATGCGGGATTATACGGATTTATTTTCATGATAGGAGTTGTATTATATATTGCGTCAACTGACCCAGCGGCTCTAACAACAAAGGCATACGTTTACATGTTTACGATTATTATTCCATTTGTCATATTATTCGGATTTATTTTCCCATTTTCAACTACACAACGTAGTGCCACTAGCACAATGCTATTACTTGGCGTGGTGTTTACTATAATGACAGCGCTATTTTATGCATATTCATCGATGAATTCTGCAACATTAGCAGTCACGTCTTATTTTTTAAATGGAATAATGGCACTTATAGCATTAGTCGGTCTAGCTATATTTTTCTATATATTCAGTAATTATTTAAAATCAGTTGAAGGCATTGCCGGTTTTTTAATCTATTTAATTTTTTACATACCATGTTTGATAATAGACTTTTCAAACTATATTTTGAATGAATTTAAGATGACGGCTCGACCAGTTTATATGTTATTTATCGCGGAAATTATACTTATTTTGTTATATATTTATTTACCAGACTTAATAAACCGGGCAAATAATACAAGCGATGTTATTGTTTTATTAGAAGGTGGTGCTTTCTTAGATAGCCGTCAAGTGATTGGCAATAGTTATCAATTAAGAATGCTTGGACCTTGGCCTCCAAATAGTGTTGTTCCATCTACTATTTTTCAATATAGAAGGAGTTATGCAATTTCTATGTGGACCTATTTGAATATACAGCCACCAAATAATAAGTCTTATTCAGAAGAAACCCAAATATTTAATTATGGGAATGGAAAGCCAAAAATTTCGTACTTTAATAATACAGAAGTAGATAAATCAAAAGATAAATACATAATTTATTTTACAAACGATAAAAAGGGCGAAAAATCATATGAATTAACTATGCCTAGCCAAAAATGGAATAATATAGTTTTTAATTATTATTCGGACAAGGTCGATTTATTTATAAATGGCAACCTAGAGAGAACTTTTCAGTTATCTAATAACATTCCAATTTATTTAGCAACAGACAATATTGAAATTGGAAGTAAGACAGGATTATCTGGCGCGATATGCAATGTGCGATATTATATTAACCCATTATCTAAAACACAAATAGTAAATAACTATAATTTGTTAATGAATAAAAACCCGCCAACTTTTCAAACATAAATATATTTTATATGCCTACTTTATAGATGAATACTGTTGTAATTGGTTTAGGAATTGTCATTGTAATTTTAATATATATTTTATACTCATACTTCTCTAATTTATCAAATACTCTTAATCCCTCTGCCAGTTTAAATACACCCGTTCCTGCCGTAACTAGTATAAATAGTCCGTCTTCTACCCGATATGCATATGGAACATGGATATTTATAAATTCATGGGACCCTTCCGTTCCCCATACTATTTTCTTCCGCGATAGAAATTTAAATGTCTACCTTGATAAAACCCCTGCTCTTAAAGTTCAGGTTTTCATGGGACCCAGCGCCGGTGGAAAATGGTCTGACCCTATTACGGTTACAAATAGCTTTCCCTTACAGAAATGGGCACATGTTATTGTAAGCATGGATAATGAATTTGCCGATATTTATTTAGATGGAAAGTTATTAACGTCTCACAAATTTATTGATGCTAATAATAATAGACCTTCAACGCCATCGAAGGATGCATCCTCAGCTGGAACACCCGTTTATATAGGTAACCCGCCACCTGTTACATCTGCTCCTGCTCAAAACCCTGCTGGCCAAACATATGACGCATATGTTACAAAATTCAAGCGATGGGACCAAGGACCCGTTGACCCCCAAACAGCCTGGAATACATATATGGAGGGAAATGGTACTAGTTCTATATTAGGCTCTTTAGGTGCATATGGAATAAACTTGACAGTATTAAAGAATAATGTTGAGAATTCCAAATTAGTACTTTTTTAGACACACGCTGAATATGTTTTATACTAATAATATATACCCCATAAATATATATTATTAAATGAATGTACAACCGACTACAAATACTATGCCAAGTTTAGCATTGCCAGAAGCAGTTAAAAACGCTGGGCAAAATCTAGGCAATTCAATAAATTCTTTAAAAACAAATATAAACGAATCAGTTAATGGTTTTTCTCAGCAAGCGCAGGCGGGAGTTGGTGCATCGACGCAGTTTTTGCAGTCTAATACGATTGTTGCCAAATTTGCATTTATAATATTAATTATCATTATTTTTGTATTTCTGTTGGCTTTAGGGATTCTTTTAATACAGTATTTCACGTCACCTGCAACTAATCCATATTTGATAAAAGGTATGACAGATGGCACATTTGGAATGGTTATTAGCCAAGACCCTGGGCAATCCGGTTCAATACCCGTAACTCGTTCTAATAATCAGTCAACTGGTCTAGAGTTTACCTGGTGCGTATGGTTAAATATTAACGATTTAGGAACAAGCAATATTCTTCAACATATTTTTAATAAAGGTGATGCAAAATATGGCCCCGACGGAATAGCTATGGTAAATAATGGTCCCGGGCTATATTTAGGCAATGCTAAAACTCCTACTTATAAACCAAATAGTTTAACAGTGGTTATGGATACAAATGATATTAATAATACATCCATTTTAGCTATTGATAATATTCCATTAAGAAAATGGGTTCATGTTGCAATACGTTTAGAAAATACGATTATGGACGTTTATATTAATGGTGTAATTTCGGGTCGAACGGTATTGACCAGCGTACCTAAGCAAAACTATAATGACGTAAACATATGTCAAAATGGAGGATTTAGTGGAAAAGTATCAAATCTCAGATACTATGGCTACGCCTTGAATGTATTTGAAATAAATGGTATTGTTGCTTATGGCCCTGATACAACTACAAGTGGTTCAAGTGGGGTAGGTAACGCAGCCAATGGAAATTACACATATTTATCCAATAGTTGGTATTCTGCGAAACTATAAATGAACCTATTATATAAAATCCAAGAATTTATATAATACATGGCAAACATTTTGAATTTAACAAATTTATGTTACCAACGACGTCAACAAATGTTATTTAATGTTCCACCATCTAGAACCGAACTTCAAGATTCGCCATATGTTGCCACTGCTACACATCGTGCATATACAAGTTCAGAACTAGACATGCGAAGAAAGGCCGAAATATTAAAATATAGTAGTAATCTTTCTAGTAGTCAAACTAATTTACCAACAAGAAAGGAAAAATGGGCGCAATTATCCCGCGCAAAATATAGGGGGAATACGCTATTTTGTCCCAATGACATTACTCTTCCGACTTTATCTAGTGCATGTGATGTACCTGGACCAATTGTTGTTTTAGTGAACAACCCGGCAATACCTCTATATAATTTTGCAATACAAAAAAGAACATATGGCATATTAAATGTAACTAATGGGTTAAATTGGGTGACGAATTTTGTCAATAATGTCATAATATATCCAAATGCACAGTCAACTATTGCGTCATTATATATAAAAAATAATGAAAATTTACCATTAAGAAAATTTAATATTAATACACCGTTTTCTATCTACGTGACAGGACAAAACATTTCCCCCAGTGGTCCGTTTGATATTACAATCACTATTACTACAATTAATACTATAGTTTATTATAGTGACAATCAAGTTATTACCGTAAACGGCACGCCGACATATTCTTATTCTACACTACAAACCCCTATAAATCTTACATTAATCCCGCCAGATTATGTTAATAATTTTAATTATTCAGCGTTTGTATATTCTGGTATATTAAACTTGGGAAATATAAATTTATATACTGAAAATGGGTTTATTTATGATATTAAAACTGAGTTTGTATCTGCAATAACGTCAACAAATACAACAAATTCAAGTATTAAAAATAACACTAATATAGTTATTTATGCGAATCTTTCGAGTGATTTTAATCAAAGTGTTGCTTCTAATATAAACCCAGTTTCTGGAACCGACGTTGCGTATAATTGTATAATAAACACCGGCAAATCTCTAGACGTTTATTCTGGTGCAGTTTTGGGTGTGTAATAATCAAATACAAAACCATATATTTCAATATTCTCTGGATAAGTGGTCAAGTCAAACTCATATTCATCAATCTTATTAATTATATAATATGCCATATACTCGAATTTTTCAAGCAAGTGTTTTTTATCTTTCATGACTGCATCTGTCTCGTAAACTGGATGCAAGTGATAAAATATTGCATCAAAAGTATGTTGAGGAGTTTCAAATAAACCAGGATTTTCAATAGCCTTATCAAAATTCGCAATAAATATCTTATATAAAACTCTTAGTCTTAATAATATTTTATTATAACGAATTGGTTCAACCATAGTACTATTAAGACATTCTGATAACCATTCCAAATCAGCTAACAACGAACGGTCTATTATCTCTCCATCAAGTGTTTGTAATGATTGAAGTTTTTGTTTTATGATGTTATATTCTTCTATGGATTTCTTAATATTTGTACGGTCTACTTCACCAGAGATGCATTTTTGTTTAATTTCGTCAAGTACTAAAAGTTTTGATGCGTAATCATTTGAAAACTCTAGTTCTAGACTTTTTAATAAATAATCAGGTAGGATTTCCATTGAATAACTACCTCCACGAATGTTCTCAATACCAAACATCTTCATATTCTTTTTTACATAGCAGTCTACTTCAAATGAATCCTCAACCTCTGTTTTATGAAGTATTCTGATGGGTGGATATTTTCGCACATAATCAAATAATGTAACACATTCCAAGAATACCTGCGGCTCATCCCGTGCATTCGATGCATAAATAAACATTTTTTTAGTCTCAAGTTCTAAATAGTATAATACTAGGGGAGGTTCCATAATATAAATATTAAATGCGATTATTTATATTATTTCGGTAATTGAACACTTATTCACGAATAGGTTTTAATGAGTGTTGCATATTATTTGTAAAGGTAGGATTTAAACACAACTTCTGTGTAGGGAATACCTGACCTGATAAACATTTATCAGATTCATTTATTTCAATACATCCACGACGAGCCTCATATTCACCTACTAAGCACCATTGGGTTTTACTAGTAGCAATAGGGTTTTGTATTGGGTTGGTTGTAGTATCGGGTTTAGCTTCTTCGGATTTTTTATTAGAATCGTTGATAGTTGTATCCAAATCGGTGGGGTTACCGCCTTCACTTGCCTTTATAAATAAATCACCAACTGAATGGACTGCTCCGCCAGCTATATCAATACCTTTTTTACTAACATCGGTAACGACATCAGTAGTTTTATCAATTACCGTACCTGTTGTATAACCAAAGGTTGATAATACTCTTGATACAAAGGGTGCAAAAACTGTAACAAGGCGCTGAACAAAGTCGCCAAATATAGTTAATAAGTTTATGCCTAAAAAAGAGAAAATCAATATTATTACCAATATCATAATGATACCATTTTTATCACTAAACATACCGGATGATGTTTTTTGTGGTGCTGCTTCTTGAAATGTATTATCCATTGTCCTATTATATATTATATCATACTATTTTTTTGATAATAATAGTAAAACATATTTAGAGATTCGTTTGCATATAACTTATAATTTATAAGTTTATAGTAAAAATGGGATTTTTTAATTTTATCGAGACATTCTTCTTTATAAGTTTAGGCATTACGTTCGTTCTCATATTGTTATTAGTTTACCATTTTAAACAACGCATGAGCAGTCTAGAACAGAAATGCGATACTATGTTTGAAATTATAAATAATATGGTAAAAGAACTTACTATGTTACGCGCTGCACAAGCGCAACAAAGACAATTTGGGTTTTCTCCAGCTACATTAGATGAACTTTATAATTCAATGGAGCCTCGTAATAATAAGGTTTTAGTATCTGATAATGAAAATGGTGACCAAGACGATAGTGATTCTGAAACAAGTGGTTCGCAATATGAAACTGGAGATAGCGAAGATGAAGGAGAGGATAGTGAAGAGGAGGAAATTGAACAAGGACCCATCAAAATTGTCAACGTGAATATTAGTGAAAAGATGGACATTGAGGAAATTGATGGTGATAATGGCGACGTTGACAACGATGGTGACAATGAATTAAATAATAGCGGCATTGAGCCAATTGAAGTTGACGAGCTTCATGTTGAAAAATTGGGCTCTACTGAACCCATAGTCGAAGATGCCGAAGATTCTACATCGGTTACCAGTAACAATAAGGACGTGTATAAGAAGATGGCGCTGTCTGCATTAAAGACAATTGCTATTACCAAGGGGCTATGTAGCGATGCAAGCAAACTCAAAAAATCTGATATATTAAAGTTATTAGAAGACAGTGAGTAATAAACAAATCAATATTTTTAGCGTAAATAATTTGATTGCAATATATATAGTAGATGTATTCCAATCAGCCAGAAAACATTAGAAGCGCATACCCTATAATAAAAGAAACATTGCCTCGCTCCTCTTTAGGTTATAATACAAATAATAAATACCCCGAATTCCCACCTCTAATGAGCGACGGACGTGCGGTATTTGGCTCATGGCAACCCGAATCAGTAATTAATAAAGAGCTTATTGAATCAAATAACATAAAATCGAATTGGCAATACCGTCAATATTTAACACATAACTCTCAACAAATTATGGAGTATAATTTTCGCGAGGCATCTAATGATGTAGGATATTTTAAACGTCATATGGATATCCCATCCATACAGTCTAATAATGCGAATGGCCTTAAAGGCACGCCCTATTTATATTCATCTGTTTTAGATGATACCAAACCATTTGGTCACTCTACAAGTGATTTAAAAACAATGTATTTGACGCGCGAACAATTAGAGGCCCGTAAAATATCACCTGTTATTACTCAGGACAAGTTATTGGAGAAAAACTCTGCGCAGGCAAACCAATAAATTCATGCACTGTAATATATTATTTAAATTTAAAATAATATAATAAAAACGATTTAATTATTGTAATGATAATCGATTTAGATTTATTAGAGCGATTATTAAGTGGAATTGAAATAAGCGGCGCCCTTCATATTGGCGCTCATGAATGTGAAGAACTACCATTTTATCAAAATCGACTTAAAATATCAGATAAAAAAATAATTTGGATTGAAGCAATGTTTTATAAAGTTAATGAATTAATAAATCGAAATGTTCCAAATGTCTATAATGCAGTAGTAACTGATAAAGACGACGATACAATTTTATTTAATATTGCAAATAATGGCCAGTCTTCTAGTGTATTAGAATTTGAAACACACTCAATCGAACATCCTGATGTAAAAATGATAGACAGAATTGAAAAAAAAACAATCACCGTAGATACATTTTTCGAAAGGAATAATTTAGATGCATCGCAGTGTCATTTCTGGAATTTTGATATTCAGGGTGCAGAGCTACTTGCATTAAAAGGTGCGACGAAATCGATTGTTTATGCAAAGGCCATATATTTGGAAGTTAATGAAAAAGAGCTTTATAAAGGATGCGGATTAATAGGAGATGTAGATTCATTTTTATTAACACATGGATTTATAAGAGTTGCTACTGATATTTCAAATCACGGATGGGGCGATGCATTATATTTAAATACAAAATATATTAATAATTATAATCGCAAATATATTTCTAATAACATTACTCATTTTTATCGTAATGATTGTAATAATGTAATATTGTTTTGTCCAGGTGGTAGAGAAAGTGTTTTGAGAATCCAAATAAAATACATGTTAATGTTACTAGAATTAGAAATCGTATACGAGTATCACATATGGGACTTTTCTTGGAGCAAAAGTGACAGCGATTTTATTTCAACATTAGGTGACCTTCATCCAAAAATAAAAATAAAGCATTCTCCCTATAAAAATGCTGAAAGGGCTGGTCAAGTAGCATCAAAACAATTCAGTTATTTCTTACATGATTATTATAATTATGAAACTTATAAAGACTATATATTTGTAAAGTTAGATGACGACATAACATATATTGACACTTACAGCTTTGAAAAATTTATTGAAGGCAGAAGAAATAGCAACTCGTTTTTGTATTCAGCAAACATAATAAACAATAATGGTGAGGAGCCTCATCTTTTCCATTCAATTCATAGAGACTTTATAAACAATCACAAAGCTATATTGAAAAAAAACAGGTGTAAGCAAATATCCAAGTTTTCAAATGAAAATAGACTATCCATTAATTTCGTATCTTTTTTAGGTGAGGATTTAAAATATATTAATAAAGAGTTTTCAAATGGTGTTGGGTCAAATGATGAATGGCGACTATGCCATGTAATACCTAAAATGTTAGATAGACAAAACGAAATATGTTTATTTATGTCTGTTGTGCATTATGCATATGGGGGTTATATCGACAATATATATTTAAATCACTATTTAGAGATATATGAAAAACAAAAAAATAAAATAAATATTAATGCAAACTTTACTAACGAGTGTAAAGAAATGTTTTATAATTATTTTAAAAACGATTTAAACGTCATTTTTGATGTCGGGTCAAAGGAAGAATCAATATATAGTAAATTTGAGGGGGATGTTCATTACTTTGAACCAAACATTAACTTGTTGGATAAATTAAAAGACATTGGCAAAAAGAACAGAATGTCGGTATATAATAACTTTATGTTGTCTCATGAACATAATGGAAACGCATATATGAATAAATATAACATAACAAATATTGAACTTTTAAATATAAATGATTGTGTTAATACATTAAATATATTAAATAGCTTCAGAGAACAATTGAAAAATATAAAATTAATTCAATTTGAATGGTTTGATAACGACAGTTTAAATATTATGAAAGTAGTTGACTATTTAATTTCTTATGGATTTTGTAATTTTTCGTATCTTTCGATTAATGGCCCAATACAAATAAATAATTTTAGTAATAATTTTGAAATGTGTACAATAGTATGCATAAATTCTTATTATAATGGGGCCGTTAAACTTTTTAATAACGAAGACCATCAAATTTCTGGCGACAATAGCTATGAAAGTGTCAATATATCGGAAAATGATTCTATAAAAAAAATAGCCTTTTATACTTGCTTTTTTGGCGATGATTCAAACGTCTCAAATGTTATATCGCCGGTTCCTTCTGAAAAATACGACTGTTACTATTTTACAAATAATATTAATACTTATAATAAATTAATAGATACAAAATGGAAAAGAATTCTCATTGCGATTCCTATAAAACAATCATATAATTTGAACAGTATGGATTCCAAAGAATTAAAGGCATGTCCAAATCACTATGAAATATTAAATGATTATGATTATACTTGTTATTTCGATTCTAAATTATATATCGAAGCTCATAGTGTTGAAAAGTTAATAGAAACTGAGTTATCAAACTCACAAAGTGTAATGATTTTGGCAAAACACGGTTATCTCGCATTAAATAATTGGAAACCTAGCGTCTGGTATGAATTTAATGAATGTCTACACCAAGAGCGTTATTATATTGAGAAGGATAGATATTTTAACTATATACAAAAGCAACTAGATAAGGGACTCGTTGATACGAACAACACACATTATTCGACGCATTTTATTATAAGAAAAAATAGCACACTTACGAATCAAATAAATGAATTATGGTATGAACATATAAAAGAATGTGGTATTGAATGTCAAATTAGTTTTTTCTTTATAAATCAATTGTATGTTGATTATATTAAATCAATAGAATCGTATCAGTGTTACAAAGGGTTAATATAGCCCCCCCTAAGGTTTCAAATGTAATCCTAATGAATTGTTTGCTATTTGAAATATTTCTTCATATTTTTCGTCTTCCCAATCATCGGGCAATAAGTCTTTAAATATGCTTTTTATCTCATCATATGTATATTTTGAACCTCTCGTATTTTTCTTTGTGCATATATGGTCTATGGCATGACCAAAATCTAAGTATATTCCATTTGGATAATTATACTTTAAATCACAAATCATAGGTTTTGCAGACATTCCGCAACAGGTTATGATAATATGACATTCATTTGGATTTAATAATGTCAATATGTAATTTAAAATTTCAATATAATTAGTATCAAACCAATTATTCAATGGAATATAAATTTCATGGTCTATGTTTAACAACATTTTTGCACGAGCTAAAAGAGGATTGCAAATTATTATTTTTTTTAATTTAGATTCCTTAATTGCTTTAAATAGATTAATTTTCTGCTCTATATATAATTCTTTATTTTCAATGTGTTTATCATCTATAATAATCGTTTCATATTTTGCCCAATTAACGCGCCTTGAACTAAGTGATTCCCAATAAGAAGTCTTTTCAATATCTGTCCACATACCCATATAGGAATTATCAGTTTTGTTTGCCAAATAACTAAAAGATATATTTAATGCGTTTGATAACTTTTTGCTATATGAGTCATTATCACAGTTTGTACCGTATTCGTTTTTGGCGCAATTATATTCACCGTCGCCATACTTTGAAAATGAGATAGGAATATGTTTTTTTACGCAATTAGTTAATAAAGTCGTTATGTTCATTAATATTATTGATATATATAATTTTATCTATATCAATTGTCCGTATTATTCGAAATAATTAATATTATAATTTTTATCATATTTTGTAGTAAGTCCAATAGATGCCGTATGTCCCCAAATGGGCAACCAAACACATTTTGCCTTTGATAAATATAATGCGGAAATCGAAAATGTGCTTCTAGATAATATAATTTTATCACAGTTACATAAATAATATAAATCTAGACTTGGGTCATCCGACCGTATGGTTCTATATGGCAAAGTTACAACGCCAACAGGTGAAGTTACAAGTACAACTTCGTCATCTGGATACTTTGTTTTACATATGTTTATGATTTTTTGTATTTTTTCGTCTTTCATTGGAGACTGAACGTTTATTTGTTGATAATATGTTCCATTTCCGACAAATATATTGTTTACGAGTCCGATTGAGTCATAATAATTAAATTCGCGTTCTAAATCATTTGCAGAGTCATTATTAATAAGTTTATTTACCCAACAATAACTTGAAATGAGTCCCGAGTAATCCATTCTATTATTAAAATCTAGGTCGTCTAATCTTAAATGAACTAATATGGTTTTTTTAGGATTAAATGGCAAACTATATTTTTTTAATATCGCAAATTCATCTATTATGCTTATAAAATCGTTCCGTAAATGTTTATAAAAATATGAAACCAGGTCTTGTTTTATACAATTTACTGTAGTTATTTGAACTGAGCACCAAAAATTAATTTCACCAATTAATATATTTTCATGGGTTTTTATTTTATTTTTATTATATTCATTTATATATTTCTCAATACACATTACAAAAATAGAGTCGCTATAATTTAAATTTGTTCTAGTTTCTCTATCTGTTTCTTTATAGGCATAATCGATATAATAATTGTTATAATGGGCGTAAATTATTTGACAAATATATGACGATATATTTGCACCCATTCTATCAAATCGGTTTATTAGTTTGATATAGGGCACATATACCAATTCCATAAGATATACTATTCTTATAGCTTTTTTATCGTTATATTACGCAAAATATAACCCATTGACAGTGTATATGAAAATTATCAGTTTTGATATAGGTATTAAAAATATGGCATATTGCATTTTATCTAAAAATGAGACGAATAGACTGATTTTTTTGGATTGGAATGTTCTCAATTTAATGGATTCAGAAGAACCTACGAGAACTTGTTCACATTTAATACCACCCAAAACCAAAAAGAGCAAGGAACCGCCAAAAATCTGTGGCAAAGTTGCAAAGTACCAAAAAAATGACGCGTGTTATTGTGAAAAACATGCTAAACTAAATACTGCACATATCGTGCCAACTAAACAAATGTCTACGGCATCTTTGAAAAAAATGAAGGTAGACGATCTCTTGAAGTTTGGCAATTCTCTATTTGTTTTTTCAAATGTTGAGAACCCAGAAAAACTAAAACGCGCAGAATTATTGGCGCATTTAGATGCCTTTTTTAAGACAAAATGTTATGAACCAATTATTAAAAAACAATCAGTTGGTGCAGGCGATGTTGATTTAGTAAAAATCGGTAAGAATATGAAGGTCGCATTGAACCAGGTTCTCGAAACACATAATGATATTACTCATGTTGTTATTGAAAACCAAATTTCACCCATAGCAAACCGTATGAAAACCATACAGGGAATGTTAGCGCAATATTTTATTATGACACAAGAAGGTGCAACTATAGATTTTGTATCATCCGCAAACAAATTAAAACAATTTGCTCCCAAACTTGAGAACACGATGACTACTATAAAAAAAATGCCAAATGATGAAAAACCTGTCGTAAATGCTAATTATAAACAACATAAACTCGATGGTGTAGCATATTGTTCTCGAATTATTGAGAATAATCCATCATTCTTGGAATGGAAAGAATCACTCAACACTAAGAAAAAAGATGATTTGGCTGACTGTTTTTTGCAAGGTCTATGGTATCTCAAACATCGAAATATAATAACATATGCGGATGATTTAAAAATAAATCTTGTATAAATATCATAATAGATGGAAATTATTGACCTAGGTTTAAATGATTTAGAACCAGTTTCATTGAATTTTAATGATGCTCCAGCAAAGCCTAGTGTGAATTTTGGGGGCGGTATTGAATTTCTTATGAATGATAAGAAAAAGTCGAGTTCTAGTGCAATGAATCTAAATTTAGGCGAATTGGATAGTTTAGAGAATGAATTAAATGAATTAACTGGCAACGCGGGGTCGTCATTTAGCGGTAGTTCTGGATCTGGGTCAAGTGATACGAAATCCTTCACTGGTTTTGCTGCTAATTTATTTGGACTTGGTTCAGATTCAGGCTCAGCTAAAAAGGTTTCTTTAAATGTTGAACCGGAGTCGAATGATTCAAATCTTGGAAACGCTACTCGTGAAAGCATTGGCAATACGAAGACTTGGGATGGTTATTCTAAAATGAATGATATCCCAGTAAGTGGCGGAGGAGGAGTCGGTAGCAGTTCTAAGATGAATGACCGTGAGCGTCGTCGTAAGAAGCGTATGATGATTAAAAAATTAGAGGAGTGGTATGAGAAGGGTCTTACAAAGCAAAACTCACATTTTAACTTAGATTCTCCCTATGATGAAATTGAGGACGAGTATGAGAGTGCTATGGAGGATAAACGTAAGAAGGACAGTGTAAAGTTACAAGGATGGTGGTTTATGACATTTATTAATTCTATGGAATATGCCAATGCCGCGTTTAATCCTTTTGACCTTAATTTAGATGGGTGGGGCGAACAGGTGAGCGAGGACCTCGATAGTTATGAGGAGATTTTCGCAGAGTTACATGATAAATACAAGGGCGGCAAATTAGCGCCTGAAGTATCATTGTTATTACGTGTTGCATTTAGTGCAGCTGTATTAAACTTTTCGAACAAAGCGCTTTCTAGTGCTACGCCCGCATTTAATGATGTTATTAAACAAAGCCCTGAACTAATGAAGGCGTTTACGAATGCAACTGTTAATAGTATGAGCCAAGCGTCGCCTGGATTCGCGATGGCAAATAACTTGATGCAAGAACAAAATAATCGCCCTCGTGGTCCTCCTCCGCCAGCGCCGGTAGAAACAAAGTCTCAGGCGCCACCTCCTAGACCTGGTTCTGGAATGACATATACCGAGGCACCCGGAAACCGACCCGACTTAAATGCTAGTCGCGGACCTATGTTTTATGAAGAAGGTGTCGATATAAATAATTCGTTTAGAGACGTGAACCAAGTAGACCGTAATGTGCGACCAATTAGTATTCCACCAACGCCACAACAGGGCGGTCGCGCCGAAATGCGTGGCCCTCAGACCACTGATATAGATAATATTCTATCTGGGTTAAAAACCCGCACTATAAATATCCAAGAGCCGACTGTTGAAGATGATTCCATGATTTCAATTAGTTCATTGAGGGATATGCAAAATAGCAACATGCCTAAGCGTAGCCGCAGGAAGAATGGGTCGGCCAAAAACACTATATCATTAGATATATAAACTTTTGATAATAATACACGCGATATATTATTATCAAACCATCTTATTCGGTGCAAACTTTTTACACAATTGTTCTATTGCTACTACGTCACTTGGCCTATCTCCCCAGCGCCTATTCCTATAAAATACGCATTTTTCTTCTATTTCTTCGGGGCTTGGTTTTTTACAACAGTTACACCCCACGTGCATAGCATTATGCTTTGTATATTTATTAGTATTTTCAAATATATCACCGTGATATTTTCTTACATATCTACCAAATGAGACATCGTCTATGATATCGTGTTCAAATCGGTCATCGTGTGCACACATATCTTCAATAATGTCTTTGGAAAATATGATTCCAGTGCCTTGAGAATAGTAGTCTCCGTAACACCGTACGTCTTTTCCCCAAGTGCATTTATGCACGTGCCCGCCACCATAATATTTTGTCGGGGCGATGTTTGATAAAAACTTGGCTAAAAGCTCTATGTTTATTACTGTTGAAATATTAGTTCGGATTAAAAAATCAAATTCATCGGTGTGCTCTTTTAAAATATATTTCATCGATTCTAATGATTTTTTTAAAATACTTAAAAATCCCTCTTGTCCATTTACGTATAGCATTCGTTTTTCTGTATCGAGCTCAATTGGCGAATTTTGTTCTCGCATTTGCGTAAAATAAAAAACGACATTTTTGAATTGGCTATAATAATTATGTAATATGGGGAACATTTTATCATAATGAATGCTTGGTGAAAAAATAATTAGAATACATATTTTCTTTTGTTGCTCCATTCTGTATATTAGTTGGACATATAATTATTTTTTATTTTACGTGTTTAGGTTGCGACGGTTCTGATATGAACGACGGGAATTTTGGCGAACCTCGTCTGGGTGTCTTAGGCGCCATAGACGGTTCACTAAAGACTTACGGTCAGCCGCATTTAGTCCCAGTGCATCAATAGCTTGGCGACGTGCTCTTGATTCCATAGCATTGAGATTCTCCAACTGTTGGCGGGAAAGTGGGCGAGTGTTTACAGATGGTGTTTCAACCTGAACAGGCACTGTAGGTTGTGCTGCAGGTTGTGCTTGTACAGGCGCAGGTGCTTGTACATGAGTTGGCGTTTGCACGGCATCTGAGGGTTGAACAGGTGGAGGCAAAACAATCGGTTCAATAAATTGGTCGTGGAGACGATTTTGTCTAACAAAAATAGACATCATTATGTTAAAGTTTTCACGCGATTCAGTTGCCTCCTTATACAATCGATCTGCATTATCTTCGTCTGACGAAGCCATAATAAAGCGCTTGTAAAATGCTGACTGGTCCGCAGTGTTCATGGTGGGTTTGATGTTTTATTTAACAACAATGTTTTTGTTAAATAATCAATTTTTTACTTTGTGTACATCGCCAACATTTTTTCCTTCTGTTCTCCATAAACCACAATTGGTTTTGGATATTTTACATCTTTGTATTTCTTATCCAAACACATAGTGTCCCATTTATGAATATCTCCTGGTTCAACATCACTTAGTTCAGGCACCCATTTCTTAATAAATTCGCAATCATTATCAAATTTCTCCTGTTGTATCCATGGATTCATATCACGAAAATATGGTTTCATATCAACGCCGGTCCCACTAATACCCTGCCAATTACCATTATTAGATGCAATATCATAATCTGTGAGTCGCTGAGCGAAATATTTTTCGCCTAATCGCCAATCCATTAAAAGCGTCTTAATTAAAAAACTAGCGACTGTCATACGCCCTCGATTATGCATATAACCTGTCGCATTTAATTGCCGCATAGACGCATCGACAATTGGAAATCCTGTTTCGCCCTTTTTCCATTTTTCAAACATCGCTGCGCTATTATGCCATTTTATATGTTGATATCGCGGTTGGTATGATTTACCAACAACTTCTGGATAAGAATAGAGAACATGTGCGAAAAATTCACGCCATAAAAGTTCTCGAATTAGCCCATGACTGGTTTTTGAGAACACATGATATGCTTCGCGAACAGAAATACATCCAAATTTAATATGTGCCGATAATCCAGTGGTATTTTCAATAAAAAAATCGCGGTGTTTATCATAGGTTTTTTGTTCTCTAAATGCGGTTTTTAATCTCTGTATTCCAAGTGTTCTACCGCCATGAACCATTACATTGGCGTTAGGTTTGGTAAACTGTTCAAGTGCACTTGTCAAGCTGATTTTTCCGTGAACATTTGCTTGTCCTCGAGTCAAATTGCCTATCTTTTTGTTATTTGGTGCATCTACTTTTTTATGAACGACTGCATTATAAAACGGAGTATATTTCTTATATGCCGCCTTTCCTGCGCCGCTCAAAATTGTTCCTGGTTCAAATAAATAATAATCTGAGAACATTTGACATTCGACATTTAGTTTCTTACATAATTCCGCCGTTTCTGAATCGCGCTCAACTGCATATGGTGTATAATCTTTATTAAAATAAACGGCTCCAATATCGAGCGACTTTATTAGAGTTTTTAAAACTGAGGATTGACTGCCATAAAAACACATTAATTCGCCGCCACTATGCGAAATTGCGCTGCTCAAATCCTGTAAACTTTCTATCATAAATCGTATTGCGTTCTCGCTTCTGTAATCGTTTCCTCGACCAACTTGTTCGGGCGTAAAAATGAAACAGGTAAATACTTTTTCGCATCCCTTGGCCGCTTGTAAAAGACCCACATTATCCAAGATTCTAAAATCTCTATGAAAAACAAATAACCCATGTTTGTGCATAAACTATATAAATATTGTCACATATTATCTATATATGAAAATCGTAGATTGTTTTATTTTTTATAATGAGCTTGATATGTTAAATTATCGGCTTTCGGTTTTAGATGAACATGTGGATTATTTTATTTTAGTTGAATCGACACATACTCATACTGGCGTTGAAAAAACATGTACATTCCATGACTATAAGGAACTTTATGAGCAATATGCGTCAAAAATTATCCATATAATTGTCGACGACTTCCCACATAAGCAGCCTAATATGGATGTTCGCAAAAACCAACAATGGATAAACGAGAACTTCCAGCGAAACTGTATTAAGCGTGGAATTAACAAATTGAAGCTTGCGCCAGATGACGTATTATTAGTTTCCGACTTGGACGAAATCCCTGACCCAAATATGTTAGCGGCCATAAAGCGCGGTGAGATAAAGGTTGATATCCAACAGCTTGTCCAGGACTTTTATTATTATAACTTGAATTCAAAAATGGCTGAGAAGTGGTTTTTGGCTAAGGCAGTATCTTATAAAAAATACCTTGAACTAAATATTAACTTCCAGGAGATTCGTATGTTTAATCGTACGCGCGGCTGTGCCAAAATCGAAAATGGCGGATGGCACCTCAGTTATTTTGGTGATAAATATTTTATTCGCAATAAAATCCAGAACTTTACGCACCAGGAATTTAATAAAGAGCAATTTACGGACTTAGATAAAATTGAGGAACATATTAATACTTGCACTGATATTTACAATAGAAATGGCACAAAACTCATTAGAATTCCAATTTCAGAGAACAAGTATTTGCCGCCCAAATATGAGGATTTTTTGGGTAATTTTGTTACGTTTTAACAAACAAAAACCAAAAACAAAACCCAAAAACCAAAACAAAAAACAAAAACAAAAAACAAAAACAATAAAAAAACATATATAAAATAATCGTTCTATATGTTTATATTACATGGCTGATTTTTTTAAGAACTTACAAGAATGTGCTGAAACTACCATAAGCAACGGTATAAAAGCTGTAACAAATAAAAAGAATGAAATTTGGTCTGATATCCAAAAGAGCACACTTTTTTCGTATGGTGTTATATCCGCATTTTGGTTAATTAAACAAGTAGAATCTGTAAAGGCAAAGTCGAAGCAAATCTATAACTCAAATTCTCTTATTAAGGCCGTGGTTGATATTTTTGTATATTCCGCGCGAATGGGTATGGCTACGCTGCGAAATCAACGCATCGAGCCATTCAAATCTAACTGGATAAGCACTTCAGTTTTAATGAAAAAGAATCCATCTATGTTTACTGGGGCAGAATATTCTTATTTGGATTTATATGATTTTATAAAGGAACCGATAGACAAAAATTTAGTTATCGGTTTTACTGATAGTTGCCAAACACTAAATTCTATGGTTTCTAATACTGCAAATATGGAGGAAGGAATGGTAACCATGAAGGTTGGTGAGAAATATGTTAATTATATTTATCCGAAACCCAAGGATGGCGAAAAGGCTATTGAAATTCCTTTGGTGCCTTGTAAATTTTCGTTTTTGAGTATCCAATATACTCACCCGCTTATGGACGAAACAATTTATATTGATTTGGATAAACAGTTTTATTATTCCAAAAATGAAATTTTGTCTCCCCTTTTTATTCAACGTTGTTTAGAGTATCAGCCGGCAAACTATCATTTTGATATGGATTACGAACTTCATATTATTGATAATGATATCGAAACATTTTCATTGAATAGTAATCAATATATTTTATTAAGTGAAACTAAATATGAAATTGTTAACCTGCGTCCGTAAAAGGGTATAAAGATTTTTATCGATATAATATACGGGCGTAATCACTATATGGATACAGTGAGTATTCCTACCCAACAACATTCCTTGCATGGTAAATGGAATTTATATTATCATTTACCACACGACAAAAACTGGGAATTATCGAGTTATACGGTCGTTATGAAGGAGATTAATACCGTAGAGAAGGTAATAGCCCTGAACGAAAATTTAACTGATAATATCGTAAAAAATTGTATGTTGTTTGTTATGCGGGAAGGCATTACGCCCATGTGGGAAGACCCTCGTAATAGGAACGGCGGTTGCTTTTCTTATAAAGTAATTAATAAGAGCGTTCCCGAAGTGTGGAAGAGCCTTTTTTATTTAATTTGTGGCGAGGCTTTATGTGAAGATATTGAAAAAATGAAGCATATTAATGGTATTACGATATCGCCAAAAAAGAATTTTTGTATTATAAAAATATGGTTAGATACTTCGGATTTTCAGGACCCGGGTATCATAGTACCCATTTCTAATTTATCGAAGCAGGGGTGTTTATTTAAGAAACATGAACCTGAATTCTAGATGAAAAATATTATTATGAAAAATATATAAACATTTATTGTTATATATTTTATACTATGCAACGTAGAGCCTTTTCTAATATTTCGCGGTCAGTTTCCGCGTTGAGCGTTTTTGAAAAATCTTGTTATCGCAAGGTTGATTTCAGAATAAGTGAAGAGAATTTGGTAAAAGATGCGGTTGTTCGATTCACTGCGTTTAATGTCGGTTGTCTCGCGGTAACTGATAAGAACAATAAGGTCGTTGGTGTATGTTCTGAACGTGACTATATTAATAAGGTAGCTGCGCTTGATAAAAATCCTAGCGAGGTTCGCGTTAAGGATATCTGCACGTATGGTCCTAAGATTATTACCGCTAATAAGACGGATTCTTTGGACGAGTGCATGAATAAGATGATGTTCAAGGATATTCGCCATTTGTTGATTTTGGACGACAAGAATCCCGATTTTACTGGAATGATTTCAATTCGCGACCTTATTCGGGAAATTCTTAAGGATAAGAGTGATGCGATTACAAGATTGAGTGATTTTAAGGTAGGCAAGGGTGGATTTTTTGGTAGTGAATAGAATATTCACAAACGGTAGTGAATAGAATATTCACAAACGGTAGTGAATAGAATATTCACAAACAGTAGTGAATAGAATATTCACAAACGGTAGTAAAAAAATTGAATATCAGGGTTATTTTTATTTTTTTACTAAAACAAAACAACCATGGCTGCAGTTCAAGAAATCACAAACCCCGACTTTACTAGTAAGACATCTGAACTTATGGATTTGAAAAACCTAGTACAATGTAATAAAAAAAGTAATACATATAAGTTTATCAAGACCGGGAAGAAATATGTCATCGAACTACCTGATACTAAAACCATTTTGAATGTTAAATGTACGTATGCTGCTTTAGCAGCAGCCGATATGTATATCATTTCGGCATACGTAGACGGAAAACGAGATTCTAGTAGCGAAACCTGTACCATTTCATATCAATATTCACACTTTGAAAGCATTCATTATAGTTCGTTTTCTGACCGCGAGAACTGTAATATTTATATTTCAATCGATGATTTATTTTAGGCTTTGAGCTCTTGAAGAATAATCCATTAACATATAGAAACAATATTGTAGTTTTGTAATTACAATATTGTTTATATTTTTTTGCTGCATAACAAGTTTAGATTATTTGTTTATAATATAAAACCATCTTATATTATAAATGATTGCCACCATGCTAGGTAAATGTGTTTGTCTCGGTTTATGTATTTGTGGAGCCGCAGTGTCTGCCTTTATTGGTTCTCAAATATATAACATATATATAAACGAAAAACAAATTGACAGTTCTATTGATGACGTAGTATAAAAATATATACAAAATATATAATGCCTAAAAATCGTACGATTAAAAACAAACCAATGCACGGGTTCATGGGCGACTGCTGTGCAGCTACTTTCCACGGGCTTCACGAATGGCATACTCACATGTTTGAACAATTAGGGTGGATGATTTTAGCCAAAAGCCATGGAGCTATGGATAAAATCGCTGTTTATAAAGCAGGTCTTGCTCGTTTAAAACATGCTCTTGAACAGAAAATCAAAGAAACGCGTGAAAAGGACAGAAAAGATGATTTACACATATTACATCATAATGTTACAACATTAATAGAACATGTCGAAAAAGATTTTTAACCAAATATATATAATGAAATGGTTTATTACATTTAGTGCAGGAACACAAGATTATATCGACGCTGGGAACCGAATATTAAAACAAGCCAATGATATAAACAAATTCGATAAAACTACATATTATGGCATCGATGATTTAAAAAATGACCCAGAATTTTGGACACCGCATTCCAATTTCGTCGAATCTAATGAGCGTGGATTAGGATATTGGATATGGAAGCCATATTTAATTAAAAAGACGATGGCGCAAATGGCAGATGGCGACATTTTATTATATTTAGATTCTGGTTGTGAAATCAATATTAAACTTGCTCATCTTTTTGATGGACTATTTGAAACCGCGCGTCGTGATTATATTATTGGTATTCCTAATTGCTATGAAAAACCCTGGAATAAAATGGATACCATATTAGCAGTTGATGCATTAGATGGAAAATATATGGATAGGCGCCAGCGTAATGGCGGCACAAATATGTTTTTTGTCTGTGATAAAACTCGAGTACTAGTTAATCGATGGTATGAACTATGTTGTGATTACCATTTAATAGATGATAGCCCGAGCGTTGCCCCAAATTTCCCTGAATTTCGAGAACATCGACATGACCAGGCGATTTTCAGCTTATTGACTAAGAAAATGGGCCTATATAGTGGTGAAACTCTTTGTCCAGCAATTGTTGTAAACCGTAACCGCACAGGCAAATCTATGTTGTCGTAGTTGTTTTGTCTACTGCTACAACTCGCGCAATGTTTTTTATTATTTTTTCGTCTAGACGGGTTTGTTCATCACCCAAATCGCCCAACGAATTACGCATCATATTAATGCAAAAATCGTATTTTTCATTTTCGGGCTCCTGGCATTCTGGGTGCGCTGCGCGCCACTTAGGTATGGTCCGATAATTTTTATTAGCAACTGTGCTAATCATATTTCGCATTTTTTGGTTTTCATTCGTATCTTTATTCCAAGCATCCTGTTCCTTGATATAAAGAGTCTCTCGTTTTAAGTCTGTGCAATGCACTGGCCGCTTAGTAACGTCTAATTGCTTTAGTCTTGATACGATAATATCTGTAATGCCAGACACATAACCATTATTACCTACGTTTTCAACTTCCTTGAGTTGTATTTCTATGTTTTTAATGAATTCGTTCATATTAATCGCATCTTTACATGTTTCATTAAGAAAAAAGTTTATATTAAAACTATTATTATTAGAATTTATATTGTTATTGACGGTATTATTGCCTACCTTGGAAGCCAAATTTGCAATAATGCTCTGATTTTGCTTCATAAAATCAATGACCATGTTTTTAAATTCACCTGTCTCTTGTTTTACTTCAACTTCTTTTTTTTCTATTATAAGCGTCTTAAACTCCTCGTTTTGTTTTATTAATTGCATTATGTTTTCATTTGAAACGCCAAGGTTGGCCACAACATGACTTCCACTTTTATTATCTTTTTGAGTACATTTCTTCTTATGATTATATAAACTAGGCCCATGCTTATATCTGTTACCACAATCGCAAACAAACTCCTTGGAAATATTTTCAGTAGTATTTGATAGTCGAATATGTTTTGCAGTGGTTATATGTTTATCATATTGACTTTTCCTACTCGAATGAAAGTTACATATTTTACAATTATAATCATCGGACATAAATGACTAGGAAATATTTCCTATACATACTACTAATAATATTTCCTAAACCCTTTTTTTAATATATTATTTTTGCATTTTTCATCGTTACTTTTTTTGTAACCAACTCATACGGCTGCATAACGACCATCCATTCAACACTTTATAAAATTTATCCTTCGACTTTTCAAAAATGGACATTTTAAAAATGTCCGAAAAAAAAAAGCGCGGCCATTTCTTTTTCGGGGCTTTTTTGGTATTTTTACGCAAAATATGAAAACTAAACCCACATAAAAACAACGCATTAATAACTATAAACCAATATGAATTTAGTAGTAACAATAATGGCCGCTGGGGAGGGAAAGCGCATGAACTCACCGTTACCAAAGGTATTACATATGTTTAATGGCAAACCAATGTTAGTGCGGATTATTGAAACTGCGCAAAAACTGAATCCGACAAAAATAATTGTAGTAACTGGGCAGCATGATATATTGATACGCGGCACTTTATCGACATATTTAGATACTAATTGTCTTATTTTTGTAAATCAGGCTGAACCAAAAGGTACTGGCGACGCTATAAAACAATGTTTGTCACATTATTCACCTGGTGAGAATGTATTGATTTTAAATGGAGATATGCCGCTAATTACACAGGATATTCTTGAGCGGTTCGTACGTCTTGGAAAGGGTGCTAAAAATATACGAATTTTAGTTGCGCGATTTTCTAATCCGACTGGATATGGTCGTATATTCTCCAATAGTAGTGGTGTGGTAGAAATCGTCGAAGAAAAAGACTGTTCTGCTGAACAGAAGCTCAATGATATTGTAAATACAGGCATTTATGTAATAAACTCTATGTTACTAAAAATGTATATTCCGTTAATAACTAATAACAATGCTCAACAAGAATACTATTTGACTGATATTGTAAAAATTATACGGAATTCTGGCGGGATAATAATAGATGCTTATTTGATTAATGAATCAGAAAACAAATACGTTAGTGGTGTGAATACGCAGGAAGAATTGGCTGTACTAGAATCTTCAATATATAGTAATATGAATTGAAATGGTAAATTCAAATAATATAAATGTAACTATAAAGACATTATAAATATGGCGGAGGTTGACTCAAAAACAACAGACAATGTTCCAGATATTAATAGAATAAAACGAGCTATACCAATTGAGTGTTTTCGTAAAGACCCATTATTGGGTTGGCATTTTATTTGGTTCGATTTTATGTGCTGGGCAACAACGGTCGCACTATATTATGGAATAGAAACCAAAACAAACTTCATCAAAGTTTTATATTGGCTAAGCAGTGGGTTTTTTATGTGGTGTCAGTTCATGAATGGACATGATTGTGGTCATGGAAGTTTCAGTGATTCGCCACTTTTAAATAATGTAATGGGACATATTTCGCATACGCCGCTCCTGGTGCCTTTTGCGACATGGGCAGAGTCACATAGACGCCATCATTTGGGCCATAACCATTTTATAAACGACTACTCGCATCCATTCATAGACGGACCTGATGATAAATTTTATTTAAAGGGGCTAGAATATATAGGCGCGTATTCTATAGTAGGATGGATTTTTTATATGGTGGGTTACCCAGACGGAGGTCATTGGATTCCTATTGGTGGCCGACTATGGAACAATGACTATAATATATATACACATATACATTGCATATTTAGTAGCACATTAGTGTTCGGCTGGTTTTATTTTGTTCTATCTTTGTGCGATTTTAATTTTTATAACTTCATGGAATGGTACGGAATGTCTTGGATAGTTTTTTCATGGTGGATAACTACGGTTACTTATTTACAACATCATGATAATAGTCCAGACGACACTGTTGTATATGGAGACAAAAACTGGACATTTATGAAAGGTGCATTACAAACAGTAGACAGGAGTTATGGCAGCGTCATTGACAAGTTAACACATAATATTACGAATGGCCACTTGGTTCATCATATATTTTTTAAGCAAATCCCCCATTATCATCTAGAAAAAGCAACCCGACATTTATATAATTATTTAAATGAAAATGGCATTGAATATAAGTATCGATATACGCCATTTTTCTTTACTGATATATTTCATTATACAACAAATAATTTGAGCGAGGTTAGATATATTTATTAGAAACATTAGAAACGCGCAAATTTACGTAAAAAATTGATTAACTTTTTATCTAACATCAAATTAGATAAAAACTAACATGAAGACCGTAACTCGCCATATTGACTCGCTCAACATTGACGTTGATTTCGTCGTAGGCGGAAACGCCCAAGAAAACCACGATATCATCGACGATGCCGACCCAGAAGATATTTGGTTTCATGTATCAGGGCATCCATCGTGCCACGTTATCAGCAAGATTCCGGCCGACGCAGTCGTAGACAAGAATGGGATTTTGAAAATTGCCAAACAGGGCGCCGTGGTCTGCAAGGAACTATCTGGTCTAAAAAATCAAAAGGATGTTAAGATTGACTGGACGCGCATTAAGTATGTAACAAAGCTTGATAAGCCAGGCAGTGTTAGCATAACTAACCATAAACAAATGGTTATATAAACCTCGACAATATGCATAAATATAAGAGTGTTGCTAACAGCGGTTTAAGTGTCAGATTCGCAACATTTTTTATAACAGCTCGGTCATATTCGCGTTTTTTTACAATACCCAAATTATGTAAAAGCGGACTCATTATAAGCATTAAGACAGCGCCCCTCTTAAAATCATATAAACTCGTAATGGCTAGCGTGCTAGATAAAATATTAAAAATACACATATTATTTACGAGCTTCCATGCATAATCGTTTCCTATCAACACGGGTATTGTTGTGATATTATTTTTTTTATCGCCGGGTGCATCTGCAATATCCAATAAGATTTCAATATGGAATGACCCCCAATAAATAATATTAGCCAAAACATATACGAGCGGATTAATGCGGTCACTCACAGCCATTGCAGAAAAAACCGTAGAAAATGATATTAGATTGGCACAGACCAGGTTTTTAATTATAGGAATGCGTTTTAAAAATGGCGTATATAAGATGGTTACCATATTAGCTATGCGAACGGGCCAGCGCATATGTGATGGCATAAATAAATTGTTTATTATTTCGACTACACCAATTGTACCAACCGCTGCAGTAACGGCTTCGCGTTTTGTAATCTGACCAGTGATAAGAGGACGTAATGGATTATTAATTCGGTCAAGTTCAATATCAAAAATATCATTAATAACCATGCTATTTGACATTACTAGCAAAGCAATAGTAGTAGCAACCCAAAACCTTTTAGTAAAAATTGCCGCTGGGTTAACAATAAATGTGCCCGTAGCACTGAGAAGCGCTGTAGGAACAATGTTTTCAGGCCGAATAAGTTTAAAAAACCCGGCAGATTTTTGTTTTATCGTTTGAACTACACTCAATATTTCATTATCATATTGTTCAATTGTTCTCAATTTAGTATATGATTTATTTGAATATATACCTTTACGTAAATACGCGTCTGTATGTGATGCAAATAACAAAAGTCCGGCAATATATTTTAACAGATGCATATTTTACATAATATTATGTGATACCATTTAAGTACATATTTTACATAATATTATGTGGTTGTCATAACATGACATTACGATGGCGGTAAGGGCGCTAGACATAGCTTGATTTCGCCAAGTGATGCCACGTCATATTTTACGATAAGAGGCAAATCATTTCCTAAATACATCTCTAAATGGCTACAGAGTGGTGTGCACTTGATAAAATGGCTTAGACTCTTTAGAGAAAACTCACCTTGAATAATTACAGATGCATCCGATTTTTGAATAAACTCCATATTTCCATCGGATTCTGACCTAAAGATTCGAGAACTTGCGAAATTGCCCTCGCATGAAAAAATGAGGTCATTCCCCACCGATTTGATTTCGATACGGTCCGAAATACCATTCAAATCACGGATGATTTTTTGAAAGTCCGTCGTAGGCAAATTAATGACCGTGGAATATTCTACATCGGGAACGACGAGCTCCTCCATATCAGGCTCAATGAGACGCAACTTCTGGCTATAACATTGCTTAATATCGCCATTATCATATTGAAGTCCTAAGTGAGATACGATTCCGTCGTGGTAATCGGCTTGGTCGATATACATAGAAAGAGTATCGTCATTCGACATGGTCGAAATTACTTTGAATAAGTGGAGCGTATTTGCACATACGATAATTTTATCTGGATTGCATGTATATTGTTCGAACTTGTTAGAATGCAAGATGACATTCACTAAAATAGTATGGGTTTTATCAAAATTAATGATTTTAAGTCCATCTTTAGTAAAAGTGATAGTCGCATCGGTCAATATATCTTTGATTGCCGTAATCATATTACGAATAGGCTGAATTTGAACGGTTTTGATAGTCAATACGTTATTTTCTTCATTCATGTTCTCGATAGTATATAAATAATCCGCGTTTGTTTTTATATTTTATTTGAATAAATGTATTTTTTGTTAAATGAACGCACTTTGTTAAAACCCGTTTTTGAATTCTTTTGTTTAGTACAACGTATTCGAGTAAAATAGGTTAGAAAAATATAATAATTATATATAATTATACAAATAATGAGTGAAATAGAACAACTCAATAATAATGATATTCAAACGGGTGGTGTGTTTGGTATACCGAACCTGGGGATTAAAAAAGGTTCTACTGACTTAGCAAATCAACCCGCTGACTTCACAAATGAAACTTCTGACTCCATAAAAAAACCAAAAGATAAAGCCGACGACACGCGAAGATTTAGTTCTATTCCTAAAAGTGAAGAAAACAAAAAAGTCAAAGGCAAGGGTTCTATAAGAACACGTATTGCAGAATTTGCTACTGGTAAAAATCTTATAAATACTGCGGCTGAAACAAAGAACAAACTTAAATATCTTGCAAACTTGTTGCTAAACACATCCAATATAAATAAATTGCATCTTAAAAACCAGTTTTATGTCGAATATATGGATTTTCGTACTATTCAGCGGATTTATTCACTTGATATTCTAACTAATATAACAAAACGGTTCGTTGACGATGCATTATTAACTGAAAAGGGCGGCGATAACCTTATAAAATTGATAAAGATTACTGCAGTTGCGCCTCGCAAAGATATTGTTCTTTACCAGGGAAATATGCCAGGTGATAATAATTTTTATTTATACGGTAGCACGGCAATTACGAAGGACGAGAAACAAAAATGGAAAAATACCGCAAAAAAGAAATCCGAACACGCAAGAACTATGGCAAATTTAAAATCGTTTGGTCAAATAACAACTGAAGAAGCGGACTCTGTTCAAGATGAAGCATTAGTCGCGGCCTCAGAACCAGGTATAAAAGAAAGCGAAGAACAAGAAAAAGAGGCCTTAAAATTTGCATCTAAGGAACGTAGTTTGATGCCGCAGTCATTAAAGAAATTAACATTGACTACGGGCTATAAGGGAAAGATACCTTATGGTCGATTAAACAATGCGATAATAATCGAACGCGAACTTTATGAGAACATTGAAACAACACTTATAAATGCAATTACCGATGAAGTCAACAAAGTCAACAAAGGCAAAAACTCGAATACCAATAAAATAATAGATTTTCTTAGTAGGTTGCGAAAATTGTATAATAACTACGTTTGCTTTTCAAAGGAATTTGATTATTTATATAAGTATTTGCATTTTTATCGCCACCAATTAAATTCGATGCTATGGAATGGAACTTTCGCACCATTTTCTACGATTGACCATATGATAGAAGAGCAAAATAATATGATATTTAAAAACAATGAATTGCGTGAACGATATGTTGATTCTATGAAAACAATATTTAAAGTTATTGCATTGATGTCATACGTTAATCCTGGAATATCTTCAAAGTTTAAAGAGGCAACAAATCAAGTCGCCAATGGCGATAGTGTTGAGAATTTACAAAAAAAAGCCAAAGAAGAATTAAAAGGCGAGGAGACAGTGCTTGAAAAAGCGGAAGAAAAAGGCGAAGGCGTAGGCGTAGGCGAAGGCGAAGTTGAAGAGCCAATGAATGGCGGTAAACGTAACAATGTTCTCGAACTAATTACTAGTCAAACTGTAAAACAATTACAAACTGGTGGTGGTAAATCCGAAATATTGATACGCTTACGAGACTATTACGATATTGATTTTGAAATAGAAAAACTAGACCCACCTGATGCGTTTACTGATATAAATTCGCGTATATATCAATCTTTGGCAGGTCTTTCGTCTTCGTATAAAGCTGCTGTATTAAACTCAAAGACTTCTGAATTAAAGCCGATGTATTCTTTGTATGAAGCAAAATACGCGCTATTTGTTGCGGTAATGGTAATGCGTAAACTAAATGATAAAAATAATGCTACGGATAATGCTACGGATAATTTCGTTAAAATACTTAATTTTGAAAGAGCAGTTAGTTCTCGTGTTGGGTTTAGTTCAAAATATAAAATAAAATTTGATAAACTTAATGAAATAGATGATATTCTCAATGCAAAAGAAATAGGTTATAATGAACTTGATACATTGGTAAAGAAAAATAGCAAAATCCAAATATTTGATGACAATGGAAATTGGCACAAGGAATTCAAAGATTTCAGATTTTCAGAATTAATTCGCGTATTAACTGCTTATGAAAAGAAAAACAAGTCTTCGTTTAAAGAATTATTGAAAAAAAAACAGAGAGAAATAAAAACAGCTATAGAAACGAAGGAGGTAGCACGAGCAGCAGCAGCAGCAGGAGCAACAACAACAACAACAACAGCAGCAGCAACAGCAGGAGCAACAGCAGGAGCAACAGCAGGAGCAACAGCAACAGTGCAAAATCCTCCTACTTCTGAATATTATACCGCACAATATTGGGAAGACCTTGCAACTAAATATAAAAACGACCCAGACGGATTAATAGTCGTATTAGAAACCCCTCAGAAAGGCGGGTCATTATTACAATCCCGCCGTTCAAATACACAAAAAAGACATGGACTTATGGGCGGAAACAAAACGCAAAAGATTTACCAGCGCGGCGGCAATTGGATTACTCAAAAATTTGCACAGGCAAGAAAAGCAGTAGACCAGAATAATGTATTTTTAAAGGTACTCGATTCGGTTTTCTATACAACTAGCTTGAGTATGATTGGTCGTATTATAAATGGTCTTTCTGTAATGCGCGATAATAAAACAATGAACTCGCAAACCGGGTATACTATTCAAAATAACTTGGCTCTTTGCGTTTCCAAGACAATGAAATATATGTTGAGAATGCCATTTTTAATATGTTTGGCACCAATATCAGAACTAGTCGGGCATGCAACATTTGGAATTTTAGCAAGTCCGCATTGTTTTATGGTAAGTCATATATTCATGTCCATTTTATTGAAATCGAACATTTTGACAAACTCATTTGCGAAGGATATTTCAAAATTAATGGGTGATGTTATGTTTAAAAATAAATATATAATGAAAAATGGGGTCTATGAAAAGGTAGAGGATACTATAAAACACTCAGACGATTATGCTGCTAATGCTGGTGGCTCTGATGCTGGCGGCTCTGATGCTGGTGGCTCTGATGATGGTGGCTCTGATGCTGGCGGCTCTGATGCTGGTGGCTCTGATGCTGATGATGACAATGCTTCTGCTGCTTCTGCTTCTGCTTCTGCTGCTTCTGCTTCTGCTTCTGCTTCTGCTGCTGCTGCTGCTTCTGTTGCTGCTGCTTCTGCTGCTTCTGCTTCTGTTGATGCCGCTAAAAGTAAAAAGGATAAGGATGAGTCTCTTTTTAATGCAACAACCCCAGATGAAGTTACCGAATTGCTTGAAAAAGGTGCGGATATAAAAGCAAGACATGATGATGGTAAACCTCTATTATTTCATTTTTTACAAGATCTTGACCTCTCTGATATACATCCAATGTTGAACGCAGTTTTTGAATATAACAAAAAAGAAAAAAAAACCGGTTTGACACGCGAGGCTGTTAATTATTTATTTGAAAGTGGTACCTTAGTTGACTTTGCTGATAATATGCGCAGTACTTCCATTTCAGATGTAACCGAAAGCACCAAGAATATTACTAGAAAAGATAAAAATAATAAGATAAAACAGATAGAAGCCGAATGGACTAAAATTATAGACTTAATTATAAAAAATGGCGGGCTAACCAGGGAGCAAATAAAACACCCATATACCCCACTTTTGGACTCAGAACCACCTCGTAGACTTGGCGGCGCACTTATGAACGGAGGTTCAGGTGGTGAGGCCCCTGAATCCGCATCAAATAAATTAAAATCAGCTAGTGATAGTGTTAAATCAATGCTTGACTCTCAAAACTCCAAAAATTTCCTCGAATACTTAAAGAAAAAATACATAGGAAAGTTTTGCGCCATAAATAATAATTTCATGGGAATATTATCAAAAATTAGAATCGATGAAAACGACAATGAGCAAACATATATATTCGAATTCTTTACAGTAAATTACAATGAAGAAAAAACCGAGTTAAAAAAAATTAGCGAATCTCATGAAACAAAAGAATGCTATGTTACAGTTACGCGCGAGAGGGGGGGAGATGAACTAATAAGCGAAGTTATACCCTATGTTTATGCTTGTCGAAATTACTATGACGATAACCAGCGAGACATCGGTTCTAGTATTGCGAGATTTGGCTCTAACATAAAAGGGCGACACATTCACACAGAAGCTACGTCTATTCGTGAATTAGAAAAGTTATATAGTTCAATGTCTAAAAAGGATAAAGAAAATCCGCAATTAAGTAACTATCCAGAGTTTCAACGCGAATATGATTATAACGGTAGTTATTTAGGTTACATTCGCAAAATCACTAAGAAATCTAGTTTTTGTGTTCCATCTGAAATAACTTATTGTACATATGAGGCAGTTGTGCCAAATGTTCTCAAATCAACATATACGAACAACGACACCAATTCTGCTGAATTTACAAAGGTATATATTGAGTCCAGACAACCAATACATGTTATTGTTCCTTATAATTTGCCCGGGGTTACCAATGATGCTGCCAAGGTTACTGGACATCAATATGAAGAATTACAATGTAAGGCGACGCAAAATAGGGTTAAGGAAAATAAAATGACGTCGACGTATATAGTCAATGATTTAGCAGGACAATCACAAACGCCGGAAGAGTTATTAGCAATTCGACAGAAGGAGGATAAAGAACTTGCCCAAAAAGCTAAAGCCGATGCGGAGGTGGACAAACAAACTCTGGCTGCTAAACGAGGCGCAACTGAATTACTAGATGCAGAAGATTTGGCTAAAGGGCTTGTCGAAGTTAAAAAAGTGGATTTAAATAAAATTGAAACAGCAGAAGATAGGGAATATTTTTATGTAGATAATGAGTCGACAAATATAGAAAGGCGCGGAAACAAGATTTTTGCACCAGTCTCAACACTAAAAGAATTAGGAAAGTTTGTTGTGATAAACAAAGGTCAAGCTGTTCCTGAGTACAAATTCGATAAGGGAATTATTATAGATAAGAGCGTGTTTTATAAGACAGATGATGGGTTAGGTGATGAAGAGGCAGAAGCAGAACCAGAAGCAGAAGAAGAAGACGAATCAGAACAAGAAGAAGAAGCAGAAGCAGTGGCAGAACCAGGAGCCGTAGGCGTAGGAATAACAGCAACAAAACCAACCGACGGAAACGCAGCCCCAATATCTAGCCCAGGCCAAGCCCCCGAGGGCACGGGCAAGGAGCTTTGGGACGAGGCTCGTAAGTCGAAGGAGGACAAGGTAAAGGCCTTGTGTGAGAGGTGGGGTGGTTATGGGGAGGTCATCAACTGGTCCCGCCCTAATGAGCTTAATGGTAGCACACCTCTCCATTTAGCCAGTTCAAGTCCCAAGATAACGGCCATACTGCTCAGCACAACATCAATAAATGTCAACAAGGAGAACAATTTTGGAGAGACGCCGCTCTTTTTGGCCGCCAAGTATGGATATCCCAAGACCGTCCAGGCCCTGCTGGCTGCACCAGGAATAGATATTAACAAGGCGCCTACTGAGAGGGAGTACAAGGGAAAGAGCCCGCTCACCATCGCCCGGGAGAAGGCTGCAGAGGGTCTGGAGGGATTCCAAGAGGTGGTGAAGCTGCTGGAGGGGGCGGGGACCGTGGCTCTGTCTCTATCAGCCACAGCCACAGCCCCAGGACCAGGCCCAGCCCCCGAGGGCACGGGCAGGCAGCTTTGGGGGGCGGCCGGACTTGGGCAGGAGGCCCAGGTGCAGGACTTGTGTAAGAGATGGAGTGGTCATGGGGAGGTCATCAACTGGGCCAACCCTACTGATAATGGTAACACACCTCTCCATAAGGCCTATAGCAATCCCCAGATAACGGCCATACTGCTCAGCACCCCGGGCATAGAGGTCAACAAGAAAAACAAACGTGGAGAGACGCCGCTCTGGTGGGCCGCCGCCAATGGCAAGCCCGAGACCGTCAAGGCCCTGCTGGCAAATCCGGGCATAGATGTCAACAAGGGGGACAATAATGGATGGACGCCGCTCTGGTATGCCGCCTACTTTGGCAAGCCCGAGATCGTCAAGGCCCTACTGGAAAAGCCGGGCATTGACCTCAATAAGGCGCCTACTGCGGGGAAGGACAATGGCAAGAGCCCGCTCGCCATTGCCCAGGAGAGGGCTGATGATGTAAAACAAAGTGAAGAAAATAAGAACAAGTACATAGATATAGTAAAACTACTGGAGAATAAACAACAACCTCAACCTCAACCTCAACCTCAACCTCAACCTCAACCTCAACCTCAACCTCAACCTCAACCTCAACCTCAACCTCAATCAGAATTTAAAATAACTTCCGGCACAGATTACAAAGACCTTGGGCAAGAAATTAGTATACAAGAAGGCGGCGGTAAATCTATAAACTATAATAATAGATGCTTTATTTTGTCATTAGAAAACGCTATGTCGAATCTTAGTGGTGTAAGTGATTATTATAAGACATTGTTGGATACGTTTAAAGCCTTTGATGAAAAATATGATAAACAAAAAACAAACCTATCAGAACCACAAAAAGCGCTTTATGATGTCTTTAAGGAATCAATAACAAAGTCTAGATTTATTGATGCGTTCATATTTTTTATGTTCTTTAATATACAAGAAGTTCAAACTAATGGACTTATTGTTACAAATCCGGTTGATAAAAACGGAAGTCTAAACATTAATAACGCTGGAAAACGAGGGTTCTACATAAAACAAGTAACAAATGACTCTAATGGGAATTCAATCCCAAAAGACCTCACTGTTGATACCCCAATAATATACAACTTGGGTGATTATCATTTTGTACCAGGAATAGCAAAAATATCATCAGAAATGTTACATGCTATACAAAAAAACTATTTAGATTTAACAAGTTTAATGGGTCGTGCTCCAATAACCGCGAGAGGAGCAAGTGCGTATAATATTGAAAATGAATTGCAAGAAGAAGAAGAAATTAATTGCAGATTCTTTGGAAACGATATGGTTACATATGCAGGAGATAAATATTTAATAAATGAAGTAATTAATAATGATGAACAAAATGACTGCACTGGCTATAAAGCAACAATTTTTAAACAAATTGTAGAACAAGGACAACCCGAAGCAATATTCGAGCAAAACGGAGAAGTTGTTACTATAGAAGGAGAACAATTTAAGAACTTTAATAAATATGCAGTGTTTGAACCATAAACATAAATTTAGGATAATTTTGCAATGCGTTATAGACAGTAAAATCGGTTTTTAGCAGTTTATGCGTTAAGACGGATAACAACAATTGTTACATATTTTCAATGTTGAAAGGTTTAGAAAAAACGTCTCGCGCCAAAAAAATATCCTATTAATATATAAATGGCCACTCAATTAAACACAACAAATTATTCGGTTATCAACGACGATATGAACGCGTTATTAACTAGCGGTGCGTATTCTGGAGTAAATATCACTCTTTATAGCGATGCCAATCAAACGTCCATTGTCTCTGACGCACAAGGTCCTATTCAAAATCGTAAAATTAGCCAAATTGGATATGTAGCCGCCCACACGAGCCCTACTACCGGGCAACCCGTTTCCGGCTCAATTACAGTTAATTTCAATGATGGCACTAGCATTACTGCAGTAGACGGTGTCAATACTTGTTTTTATACTTTGCAGGGAATTATCTTCCAACCCAGACGCTTTGGCGGCAATTAGGATAATTGACAACTGGGCAATTAGGATAATTGACAACACGGGCAATTAGGATAATTGACAACTGGGGCAATTAGGATAATTGACAACACGACCTATGTGACAAGACAATTCAATAAATATATTTAGAAATACATATAAACATTATTATCATAATATTAATAATTATGATAATCCCTCTCTTCTTATTATTTAGCGCGCTCATACAAATCACTGCACTAAACCAGTGCAAAAATTGCAAGCATTTTATTACGCCATACTATAATGGAAAATATGCTATCGGTAACTACTATGGTAAATGCATCAAATTCACACGCCTATCACCTAGTACTACCGAATATGATTATGTAACTACCGAAGACGCAAGAACCGACGAATCTATGTGTGGTAAATCCGGGAAGAAATTCGAAAAATGCGCTAACAATAATCACCAAGGAGCTATCGATTGCGAGCCCTAATGTGTCGCATACGCCATATACAAAATATAGACATTTTGTATATGTATGATACAATAATAATAGGCGGTGGAATATCTGGATTATATGCCGCCTATAAAATAATAAAAAAACGACCAAATACAAAACTATTAATATTAGAGCGAAATCGGCCAGGGTATTTAGGCGGGCGGACAGGAAACGCCGACTTTCATGGCACAAATGTAGTTACTGGCGCAGGAATTGGACGCAAAAAGAAGGATAAATTATTATTGCGGCTATTAAGGGAGCTCGATATTCCGATACATGAGTTTATAACCGGACCATTGTATTCTACGGCGTTTGATGGTGAATGCAATGTGAAATCAACGTTTTTAAAACTGAGAACCAACTATAATGCAAATGCGCATTCCAATATGACATTTAAAAAATTCGCTACGTCCATTATTGGTAAAGACGCTTATCACCAATTTATTATGTGTGCAGGATATACGGATTATGAAAATGAATCCGCACATGATACATTATATCACTATGGATTTGATGATAACTACGAAAAATGGACGGGTGTATCAGTGCCATGGAGCGCGCTCGTTGATAAATTAGCAGAGCATATTGGCAGAAAAAAAATAAAATATTCACAGAATGTTCTCGAAATAACAAAAACAAATGAACAGATGAGCAGTTTTACGATAAAAACCAAAACCAACGTATTCGAAACTAACGACATCATAATTGCCACGACAATAAATCCAGCAAGAACAATGTTGAGCAGCCTAATTACAAAGGCACAAACCAAAATATATGAACAGATACATAGTCAACCATTTTTGCGTATTTATGGGAAGTTCTCAAAAGAGTCCGCACACATAATGAAAATGGCTGCACAACAACTAATCATAGTGCCGGGCCCACTACATAAAATCATACCGATGGACCCAGATAAAGGAATTTATATGATTGCTTATACGGATAATTTGCCCGCGACAATGTTACATGAATATGAAAAAAATAACAAGACAAATCGTGATATTTTATGTAGGCTTTTAGAGAGGTCACTTGGACTACCCAATGAAACATTGGAATTAGACTCGATTGGTGAATATTATTGGAAAGAGGGCACACATTATTATGAACCACTAAAGAGCCATAAAACGCGTGACGAATTTATAAAAGCGGCGCAACATCCTTTACCAAATGTTTTGGTAGTTGGTGAAATGGTTAGTAAGAATCAGGGCTGGGTAGAGGGGGCTTTAGAAAGCGTCGAACAAGTGCTGTCTTAGTGCTACGCAAACGTGTGCTACGCATTACATCTACATTTCCATTTTTTGCATAGTTTACAAAACAGTTTGCCAGTTAGTCGGTCGGCTTCATATTCTGGTGCCAACCCGTCATTTATACAGTCGCACATATTAATTAATGATAGACCACATGGTTTAGGGTGAACTGTAGTTTTTTTTACCCTGTCTTCGATTTCGCGCTGTTTATCTGCTCTAAGTAACTTATCTTCTTCTTCCCATTGTAGTCTTAGTTGCTCGTCGCGTATACGTTTTTCTTCGGCTAATCGCGCACGTTCTGGGGCACCACTTTCCCATTCTTCTGCTGCGCGTTTAGCTCGTTCCTTTTCTTTTTCCAACTCTTCCAACCGTCTCTTCTCAATTACCAAAATAACCTCTTTTTGCTTACGCTCTTTTTCAATCCGTTCCCTTTCTTTTTTTAAGGCTTCCAAACGCTCCCTTTCAATACGTTCATTTTCTTTGCGTTCAGCTTCAAGGCGTTTAGCTTCGCGCCTTTCATTTTCAATTGCAGCCATTCGCTCATTATCTAAAATACAACACTCACAGATAAAATCACGCATACATTGGATACAAAGTTCAGTATCACTAGTAGTATTAATATAATTAACAAATGGTTGGGCTTTAATTTCCACCCAAGGAATATGAGGTGGTCTAGAATTTTCAGAAGTCCGATGTGTATGATAAATTTCAAAAATATGTTTTATTATACCATTTTCAACTAGTGCAACATCAGGAATTTTCATAGACTCATCATATTTAAAGCGACAATCATGTTCACACATACCTTTCGTATGTTCATTATAAGTATCACTTGTAATGTGCAAGACATCATAATTACAATGACATTTCTCACATTCCCTATAAAATAACATTTCTCTGTGTTCGTTCAGTTCTGTGCGTAAACAATACTTGGCATCTTTATGGATTTGTGATTCAGATGGTTTATCATAATATAAACAGGGGTTATTTGACGCAAAGTGTGCATAATGTGGTCGGTTTTTTTCTCCTTTTTTGAAACATACTGGTTTTCGACAATGTGGGCATTCGTACTCTTTATCCTTAGAAGCATTATTAACGGTTATGAAATTTTCCGTGCCTCTTATAAAAGCACCGCAATTAAAATGAGTAGACATAATGTATTGATTTATATTGAAATATTGCAGCATGAATCAATTTTTTCAACTATGACATAAAGATTATTTCATATATATCTATAATATATATGCGATTTCTATCAAGTATTTTTTTATTGTTTTTAGCATTTCAAAAGTCTACTTCACAGTTTGATAGCAGAGAACTTCAGTATGGAAGTGATTTAGTGAGCGGAGGAGCATCTTATGGCGGCGACGCAACTTATGATTCGTCAGCAGACAGTAGTGGAAGTTATGATACTGGCACGAGTGATAACACTGATTATGGGTCAACTAGTTATAGTACTAGTGATAGTACTACAAAAACAGACGATGTTTCAAAACCAACCGATGATACTAGTAAAGGCAGTCCAATCAATATCGATAAAATATTAAAGGCGGCACCAAAACTAATAACCACTGCGCAAAAAATAAAAAAAATAATTGATGGTAAAAAACCCAAACAAATTGTGGCCAAACGGTCACCTCCAAAAAAGCAAGTTGTTCCTAAGCCCATTAAAAAGAAGGTAGTTCATAAGCCAACTAAAAAACAAGCTGCGCCTAAGCCCACAAAAAAGAAGGTAGCTCCTAAGCCAACTAAAAAACAAGTCGCTTCTAAATCAAACCGTAAGCCTAATCACTTACGCGGATAAAATCAATATTGTTTACCACTTCCGTGTGCGCCGTCATAATAAACGCAAACATCGTCTACGTATACACTATTAGTATGTTCTAATGCTCTAAGCCAATAGTCGTAATCTATATGTACTGTTTTTCCGTTTATATTTGCGCCGCCCATCTTTATTTCTAATTTTTTTCCGATTTTTGTGATAATGTCTCTATGTATTATCACACTGCATGCAATAATACAATTATGGATTTTCAAAAAGTCTAGTGACCATATTCTAGGAAATCCGTTATCCAATTCACCGTGCCCATTTCTTCTATAAACGTTTTGTAAAATATTATAATAGTGTTCTGCATTGTATTTTTTATATTTGTTCTCCGGATTATAGACGCCGCGTCCAAATAGTCCATCGGTTGAAGACATTTTACATCCAGTTTCCTTCATGGCATAAAGTTGTAATTCTAGTTTATTTGGAAACCACATATCGTCGTCATCGCATGTGGAAAAATATTCACCCGTATAAATTTCAATACCCTTATTTATAACATATCCAACACATGGATAACCAAACTGTTGTTTCGTGTTTTGTTCTAAATGAACTATGATTATACCATTAGAAATCCAGTCATATTCATAATATTCTTTTTGGGTAGAGCAGTCATTGACTACGATGATTTCAATATTTTTATATGTTTGTTCCTTTACGGATTTTATTGTATTCAATAAAAACGAAAATCTATTAAATGACGGTATTATTACGCTTACCTTTTCCATAAAATATAGAAACTAATATTATATATTTTATAAATGAATTTTTGTCTATGTTTATGTGTCTACAACAATTCAGACGGTTTACCATATGTTCTCAAAAACATTGATAAAATTGACCCATCAATGGTTCTCGTTTTATATGACACATCGACAGACAAATCCCTAGAAATATTACAAGAATATGCAACGACACGGTCCAATATCCGCATAATAATAAACAAGAGCCGGTCCTCCAAATATAAAACTGAAAATATAGCCCACGCAAGAAACTCCCTATTAAATATAATAAAAACAGAATACTCGTCAACTCCTTATTTTATAATGATGGATTCAAATAACTATTCGTGTATTGGTGATATCGATATGGATGTTCTCAACAATGTCCTTGAACGTGATGATTGGGACATGGTTTCGTTTGATAGGGAAGCCGGTTATTATGATTTTTGGGCATTGTCTTATTATCCATTTGTTTATAGCTTTTTTCATTTTGATGACTATAAAAAAGTTCTCAATGCACTACAATTAGATTTTTATAAAACTCTAAGTGACTACAAGGAAAATAAACCAGATGAGCTTATTACAGTAATAAGCGCATTTAATGGTTTTGCTATTTATAGAACGCCCAAGTTTTTGAATTGCTCTTATAGTTCAGACATTGATATTTCGTTGTTTCCGCAACAGTTTTTATTGGCAAATCAGCAAGCCGTTGGCTCAAAAATAATAAAATTTAAGAAGTGCGATTGCGAACATCGTAAATTTCATATGGAGGCAATTTTACGTAATAATGCGAAGATAAGGATATCGACAAAGTCGTTGTTTAAAAAATTCAATGAAACGGTCGCGTTTAAACATGATGGACCGTGTTAGGACCACATTTCATTAGGCCTTCATCAATTTCTTTTTACCTTGAACATCAACCAAACGACCTATTAAAATAGGTTGTGTTGTACCCTGTGTAGCCTGCATATAGCTATTAAAATCATAAATTTCATTTGAATTTTCGCGCTGGGCATAATCAGTGCCATTAATTGTGATTTTACTAGCGCGCCACTCCAATTTACGAACATCAAGGCCTTCTTTCTGGGCCTGGTCGTCGTCAAGACTAGGATATGACGAAAATTGATTTGATTTTACAACATCAACGCCATAACATATGAGGTTCTCACTATTCTTCGAAATCGTAGAATAAATCTTACAATCAATGGCGCTTTCTTTAACGGCCTTTAATATTTCATTATTAATGCGCTGTTTAACACTAGCCATTTCATATAGTGTTTCATCAGTAGTTACAGGCGTCTTTTTATCTAGGCGGCTCACATCTCGGATACGGAGTTCTATATTTGCCTCGTCTGTTTTTTGCTCTTCACTAAACGTAGAAATATATAAAAACACTTTTACAGTACGTAATTCGGGTGGTAAATCTTGGTGACTGCAAATACGACGCGCGCGACCTACGACCTGGTCAATGCGTACCATATGCCAATATGGCTCTACAATATGTACGAAACGTGTATTACGTAAGTTAATGCCCTCTGCGCCAGACGACGTAATCATTAATATTTTTACGACCTCACCATAGTTATTATTTTCAGCCTTTTGTTTAAGTTTTGTTGCAATTGTTGCGGGAACATAATCCCACATACCATTATAAACGTTACGTATTATTTCCTTTTCTTCAGTGCCTTCTGTGCCAGTATATAAAGCAAATTTAGGTTTTGCTGCATCCGCTTCTGTCTCTACAATATCCCAAATTTCGCCTGTTTTTTTGATTTTAAATTCAGCAAACCCATTCGCTAATAAAATAAGACGCATAATAGCAATGCCCTCTATAGTGCGGAAATTACTATATAATAAGTGAAGGCCCTGATTAGTTTCGTCCAAAAGGTTCTCTAATATCTTTGCAAATTTCGGACTATACATAGGCAACGCATCTTTGGATAAATATTCACTTGCCTCTGAGCCATCGACTTTTTTACTCAAGTCTTCCATGGCCTTTTCAATGCGTTTTTCATATTTTTGGAATTCAGGTTCGGCTTCCTCGGCAGCAATCTCATCTTGCTCTTCTTGGCCTGCATATTCGTCGATTTCTAGCAATTGTTCTTTTGGAACTACATCTAATAATGCCTCATTTACTTCCTCACCTTCTTTTACATTAGGAACAGGGCGTTCAATGGATGATGGGAATGCAAAATTACAGCATGCTCTAGAAAAAATACGATATGTCGATGAAATATTAAAAGCATCCTCTTCTCCGGGTTTCACAGGCTTTCGTTTGGCCGTTTTGGAGCGTTTTTCTTGGTCGGCTTCTATTCTGCGAATCTTGACGTAAATACCAAACTGATGAGGGGTCATTGGCGATTTAACAACATGATAAATATCGCCGGCTGACGTTGTAACAAAACTGGGCAGCAATTGTTCTTGGGCGCTACGGAAATATGACGTAAGACCTAAAATACGGCGTTTAAATACATTCATTGCGCTAGATGTTACCACGCCCTCATTTACAAACATATTCATAAAAGCTTCCGCGTCGTCTGGTAACGCCTTATATTTTTTGAGTTCAATAGAGCCTCGTATAGTAAGACCATTTTTGGCACTTTTTAAAATAGATTGAACGCGGTTAATAAAATCATCGTCAGAAATATTTCCAGTTTCATCCATTTGTACTCCATTATAGCGGTCGAAAACTGGGCCGCCACTACCTCCCAAATAAGGATTTTGCAAATTTTTATCATACTGAATAGCTGCATCTTCCTCTTCAGATATGCCTGACATAACAATAGTAGGTATTTTTATAAATTGCTCTTTATTAGAGCGGGTTTTATTGGACGACTTGGACGACCTTGATTTTTTAGTAGCGCCGCCACCTGACTGGCCCTTCCCTTTCGCTAATGCCCCTCTCTTTTTCGTATTGATAAAACCAAACGGGTTTCGTGTAATAGTCAACTTATTGTCTGCATAATCGACATAATCAAACGTCTTCATATTACCCTCGTCGAGCATTTTCAAAATAGTCTCCGTATTTAGTTTCTCGGCCTTTTCCCAAACTGCAGGAATAGTCCATGTCTTAATATATCCACGAAGAATATTATATAAAATACCAATTTCATTCGGGTAATTAATAATCGGCGTTCCAGATAAGAGAACAATACGCGCATTTGACGCATTCATCAAATAATCATATAAAATATAAGATATAGATTTGGGTTTTTTGATTTTATTAACGATACGGCTTACAAAATTATGGGCTTCGTCAATCACTACTACAGAATTATCAAAAGGATTGCGCGTAAAATCGCCCGAAAGCATTTTAGTAATTTGCGTAAGATTATTTGCATTATAGTGGATATCCGTATATTTACTACGAATCATTTCATTTAATTGCTCGTCGACTTCAAGCTGTTGTTCAGTTTCTAATTCAGTATAATTTGATTCTTTTTGGATATTTACTAACCACGCGCCTTTATGTTTACGTATATATTCCATAGAAAGTGAAAGTGCTCTAGAAAGGATGCCAACGTACTCTGGTTTGCCTTCAATACTAATAAACTCCCAAAACTGGTTTTTCTTATAGAGTTCATCGCCGTATTTTTTCATCTCACTAAAAAAGTTCATTTTTAATGACGCTGGTGTCAAAACAAATACTCGCTTATTGCTCTTCATGCCCTCGGCAATTGCGATAGAACTCGCCGTTTTTCCTGCGCCTAAACCGTGATATAATAAGAGGCCGCGGTAAGGAGTATATAAATTTAAATAGTCGCGAACTATTTTTTGATGGGTCAATAGTTCGAACTCGGCACCCTGGCGCGATTCACAAGATACAGATTCCGCTGTATCCATAAGTTCCTTTTGATAGGGTTTAAATAGCTCAGTTAATTTTTGGGTGAATATCTTACGGTTACTCATATAGTACGTAGGGGCTCTGATAATAATCTTCTCTTTTTCTTTGGGTAGACGGTCAGCGACTTTTTGCGTACGAATCATAGCTGTTGTTAAATCGACCTCGGGAACAGGCTCAATTTCAGTAGACTTCTTCTTTCTGCCACGCTTAGGTTTTTCGGTAGGTTCGGGTCCCGCGTCCTTAGGCAAAACTTCTTCGACAACGGCTTCTGGCTTTTGAGCAGCAATCTTTGGTTTAATAACTAATTTCTCACCGGTTTTAATGGGGGCAACAACTTCGATTTCGACTTTTTCCAAAGGTAGAGGCGCTTCGAGCAAAGCTTCAGGTGTAATTGGATTAAGTGTATCTTTTACATCAAGATGGTCACTTAATCGAGCTAATATCCTTTTAATATCTATTTTACTAGTTTTACGTTTATCCAAAATTTTCATTTCATTAGGACCAGGACCAGGACCAGGACCAGGAACAGGACCAGGAACAGGAACAGGACCAGGACCAGCGTCCACACCCTCGCCTTCTTCAACGCCACTATCCTTTTTTTCAGTTGGAGCATCTTGATATCTATAATTAACCTCCTCGTGTTTGAAAGATATTGGTTTTTTTTCTAATACTACTAAAGGTTGAAATGGTTTATTGCTCATATTTGTAACTATAATATAATATATTCATACAAAATATATTCTATTCTCTTTTCTTGTCAAAATGCATTCGGTAAATTATAAAAATCTTTATTTCCATAAAACAAATACGAAAATGCCTGTTGAGGTAGTCCAATATCAACACCATTATCACTACCTCTTGCTGTGCGTATATTTTCGCCCTGTATTAAATCTGACATAAACAGAAACCGTCCCTAGTCAGATTATATTTGTGGCCATTTGCGATAGTTCGTTCTTTATATAAAATAAAATAGTTTACGCAAAATATTATTCCGACCAAAGCTATTGATAATAATAAGTTATATTTCATATATATCCATTTGCTAAATTATGCAGCAAAAAAATATTGGTTTGTAAACACAAACACTGCATACTATGGTTACAATTTTAAACAATCGTAGGGGTTTTAGACAAGAGAATAATTGTGAAATTCAAAAACCTTTTATTTTGGCTCGTCGACTAGTTCGGCAATGACTTATAGGCTAACTAATGTTGCAAGCAGAATATCAGCGTGTATTGGATTTTCAAAATCCACTTAAATTACGAATCGCCGTATCACACGCAACCTGCTCAGCCTTCTTTTTGATTTTATGAATTCCCTCGCCCAAAAATAACAATATCTTATTATGTTGTGACATATATTGATGGATTTCATAGTAAGACGTAAATCGAGTTATATTAATTGCCTGACTCGGTGTCACGGAATGGATTGGCTGTCCCAAACACAAATAAACGCCCATGTGATAACCTGTTTCTGAATTATGTTCCTCAACCTCCAAATAGTCAGGCGTCACCTTAAATTCCTTTTGAATCTTCACCTGGAGAATATTTTTGAAATTATCGTCGTTTTTAATTAGACTAATCCAATCTACGTGCTTTTCAAATACATTTTCAACAAATATCTGGACCATTTGGAACCCAGGGCCAGTGACAAACACATCCTTGAACCATCCGTCTTCGTCATTTACCGTAATCTTATTAAAATCCAAGAACATGGCGCCCAAAAACGACTCAAAAAGACAGCCCAATTTCTTAAGGTTGGTTCGGGTTTGTTTACCCTCTGCGTGCTTAGAAAGAACAAACCACTTATGCAGTCCCATCTCATATGCCATTTTACCAATAGATTCGTTTTTAACTAGGGCGATTTTCTTTTCAGTCATAAACCCCTCATTCTCTTTAGGGAATCGTCGATACAAATAATATTTAGTGATACATTCCAGTACACCATCACCTACAAACTCTAATCTTTCATTAGATTTTGTATATAGAGGCAAACAATCGTCAGGTTTAGGGACAATAATAATGTTATTTGATTCGTTTTCTATATTTGGGCGCTTAATATAAGAGCGATGAATAAATGCACGCTTATAAAGTTCAAAATTGTGAATATCGACACCAATACCATAATTAGTCAATATCTGTTGAATTTCCTTTTCTGAAATCTGTTTATTTAGGGGATTAAATGGGTCAAAAATATAGGTATCCTGGCCATTTGAGTTTTTTTCAATGCGTATGTCTTCGTCCATATTCATGTTATTTTTAAAATAAAATGAATACACCTAAGTATCTAACGCGCATTGTTTCTATGTTGTTTCCAAATAATGTTTTGTATATTGATTTGTCCAAGTAAAAAATATTTAGCTAATATATATTACATAAAGTATATAAGATGCCTCAAGGAAATGCTTTTCGTTCATCTAGCCGCGCCCAAATGGGCAGCAGTGCCATTACTACACAAACTCAAGGAGGAGGCAACAAAAAGGCCGGATTCCCTTACCAAGTAGGCCGTGACACATGGGTGTCTATCTACTTTAACTCTACTAACCCCGTCGCTGGTCACTGCTGCAAGTTACCTAGCTACCAAATGAATCTCTTCCCCAATGCTCGCCCCAGCCGCCCCATTGGCTCTACGTACAGCCCCAATACGTATTTCCATATTCCTGGAACTGGCCGTTAAACATATATTCAATTTATACATTTTTGAAACAATATAGTAATTTCGCATAGATTACTATATTATTATGAAGATTATTATAGATGAACGTGAACATGCACTATATAAAGAATGCCAAGCGTTTTTATCTAATGGTCAATTTACGTCAATTATTTTAGACAGACAAGTTCTCGCACTAGGCGACGTTTTATTGAGAACCAATGACGATAAGGATATTTTATTGATTGAGCGCAAGTCGTTTTCAGATTTATTATCATCTATAAAAGACGGTCGTTATGAAGAACAATCATATCGCTTATTAAATTCCGGCGAATTTTTACCCCATTCTATTTTTTATTTAATAGAAGGAATATTCTCGCAATTAAGGGCGCCAAATGATAAAAAAATCATAATGTCGGCAATGACGTCTCTACAATACTTCAAGGGATTTAGTTTGTATCGCACATCGTCTGTATATGAGTCAGCAGAATGGGTCGTTTCTATGGCAAATAAAATAGAGCGCGAACTAGCCAAGGGAAAGCAACCATATTTCCAAACCGCGCCATATTTGCGCAACAATAATGCGGTGGTTATTGAGAATGAAATGACAACGACGACTAGTAACAACGTTACGGGCGCTGATTATTGTGCCGTTGTAAAGAAAGTAAAAAAGGATAATATTACGCCTGAAAATATAGGTGAAATAATATTGTGTCAAATACCCGGAATTAGTTCAGTAACTGCTATAACAATTATGAAAAACTTCAATGGGTTCCCACACTTTATGGATGAATTACAAAAAAATCCGGCATGTATAGAGAACATTACAATAGAAACAAATGGAAAAATACGTAAAATTAATAAATCTAGTATTAGCAATATTAGACAATTTCTATTAAGTGCGCCCACTAATCAAGATGCTTGTGTTTAGTTGGATTTTGTGCCCAAACCTTCAAGCTCGTTGACTACCTGTTCTAGCTTTTCTGCGACCTCTGTAAGCTCAACGTTTCTTAATATTTCAGTGACCTCATTATCGTCTTCTGGTTCAGTCGCACTAACGGTTATCTTTACGGCGTCCTCCTCTTCGAGCTCGCGTTCATTTACAGTGGGTTCCGTATCATGGACAGTATTATCTAAAACCTCGGTAGTTTCACCTACCTTCTTGAATCCAGCACACCAATTTTTAATTCTGTTACAAAAATCCATTTGTAATTAATAATATAAACTTAGATTTTTATATTGTTATCAATTTTTTATAGTTCGTCGCGCGGTTTGGGGAAAGGACTAGGCACGTCGGGGAAAAACGCTACTTTAGGTTGGAATAAAACCGGTTTGCTAATATTATTGCCCACGTATTTTCCAGAATCGACCATTTGCTGAGTATATGTAGTTCCAGCCCAGTTTATGTCCATTGGATTATCACTTATCTTATTCATTGACGTAGAGTCGTGTATTTTATCTATATCTGTATAAACTCCAACATAGTGACCATATGGGTCGAAACTAGGATATTGGTTTGTATTATATGAATGGTTGGCACGAGATGCGTCATCATGCATAATAACTTGTTTTTTATCAATGGGATTTTGCACCTCAGTAATCGATGGTGTTCCGCCGTTTAATTCAAATGGACTAGGGCGCATTCTATATACATCTTGTCCTTGTGCGTTGTTCTCTTGTTGTAAATATAAAACTGGGCAATTAATTCCTTTTTTGCGTTGTACTTCTAAATAGTTAATATATTCATCTAAATTGAAAAATGGGATAGGGTTCTCTCCTTCAATAATGGGTTTAGTTGTATTATATAACATTAATACGTTTCCTTTTTGTACTAATAAATCAGGGCAATTGCTACTGTTCTGTTGTTCGTTTTTATTATCTGCGTCAAAACCTTCCTTCTTTTTCTTACATCCACTACTAGTTGGTTTACCAAAAAACATCGTAACATATAAACCAGCTAAAAATATGATTATTAAAAATAATAAAAATAACAACTTGATTTTACTCATTGACTAATATTCCTATATACTATTTAGAGAAGAAAACATTTCTAATTATAGTGTATAATGCCACATAAACGAAAGAGTAACAAAAAACCGATAAGTGGCGATGACCATGAACATTTAACCAAGAAAAACGTTCATGTTATTTTAATACACTCCAATAGCTGCGGTTACTGTACACAATTAATGCCTGAATGGGATAGAATGGAGGGCATAGTACAAAAAGACGATGGATTGAATCAACAATGTGAGGTCGTTAAAATTGAAAGTGCCGAAGTAGATGACAAAATTGAAAAATATAAGGCTCTTATTGGAAATCGTGATATTCCTATAAATGGGTATCCTACGATTGTCTCTATAAAAGGCGGAAAACTTCATAGCTATGCTGAAGAGAGAAGCGCGGAAGCTTTGGTAAATTGGATTCGCAAATTAGCAAGTCAACGGGAATATACCGGTGGAAAAAAATCCAGACGTAAGCGCAGAAAGCGTTCGGCTTGCAAATCATGCAAGTCAGGACGGTTGTTTTCGTTGTGGTAAATCTTTGCGTTTTTTGTATTGATATATTTAAATGAATACAAATAATTGTCATGGCGGAAGGTTCGGCAATTGTTTTTTTACGGGAATGGCGATGCATTTTATTGCCAAAAAGAACAATTTAGCAGTAACCTATAAAATGCATCATAAATTCAAAAATTTGGGAATTGATTTATTCGTAGGAGAAAAAACATATGGCGAACATATTTCTATGCGCGATGGGAATTTTATGGAGCTTATATTAGGTGAGCCAATAAATAAAAACATACATATTCTTAATAATGTATGGTGCCAAACCCGGGAGTTTTCTTTATATTTAAGGGACTATTTTAATCTCGCTGAACAAAAAGGCCGTATTATGGAGTCAAATCAGTTTAAAGAGCGATATCAAAACAACAACGATGTCTATGTACATATCCGTTTAGGTGACATTGTTCAACATAATTATTTTCAACCATTTGAATACTATGATAAGATATTGAGCGGGCTAGAATTCGAGAACGGCTATTTTTCATCGGATACAAGTGAACATCCAATATGCCAAGAGCTAGCCCAAAAATATAATTTAAAAAAATATAGTGAGCCTGATGAAAAAACTATTATGTTTGCAAGTACTTGTAAGCACATCGTTTTATCTAGTGGCACATATTCTTGGATGATTGGATTTTTTGGTTATTTTTCTGACGTATATTACCCTAAGGTCCATAAAATTTGGCATGGTGATATTTTCGTATTTCCTGAATGGACAGAAATTGAATATTACACCTTTTCGCATTGAAAATGCGCAAAGGCAACGTTACCTTTCACTCATTTACGCCCAAAAAGTGGGCGTTTTGAATGAGAAAAGGTGTAATATTGAACTATAGCACACATTGTAAAAAAAATGTTTATGTTATTGTAGTCCGTTTTTCTAATTATGAATTTATTTCAAACAAACAATGCAAAGATAGTGCGGAATATTATTTGTGTCTTTATGCAATAACTTAAAATAACCAATCCTTTCAAACTCAAACACAACATCGTGACCACAATCCAATACATAGCTTTCAACAAACCCGTCGTAAATATTTTTTATAAGCGGATTTTCAGTGTCTATAAATACAAATCTTGCCGGCACAGCATGACTTACGGAAAGCCAATGTATAGTAGATTTCACTGATTTATCTTTTTTCAAATTACATGCAGAGACATAGACAACATTATCAACAACGCATTCGTATTTCACGATATCAAAGAACTTAAATCTCACCATTTTATTTATTGGCGACAACCTGTAATAATCATCATCGTGCTCTAGTTTAAAATCATCATTTTCTATGTATATTTCTCTGCTTATAGTTGTAGTATGATAGTGTTCAGGATTATTCGGAATGTGCGGATGCATACAAATTTTTTCTTCGTCCAAGTTTTTAATTACGCATTTTATTGGGTTTACTACGGCAAAACATCTGATTGCGCTAGGATTATAATGAGTAATCAGCAAATGATGCACAAGTTTCATAGAGACAACTGTTTTTACCTTGCCAAGACCTGAACATTTTGCTATGGCTTTAATTATTTCTGGTGTATATCCACGTTTGCGCATACCTCTCACAGTAAGTAAAGATGGGTCATCATAACCAGATACTACACCTTCATCGATTAATTTTTTAATGTTTCTTTTAGATAGTGTATTGTTCTCAACAGTCAGTTTTCCAAACTCATGGACGTTCGATGTATACAATGAGCATCCCAAAGAATTCAATGTGTTGGTTGTCCAATAGTATAAATCGCGGCGAATATAAAACTCGTCCGTGCAGTATGACGTAGTTATGTTTTCAAGAGCATCAACAATACCATGACTATAATCATATGACGGATAAATGCACCAAGTTTCCCCGGTTTTGAAATGCGGAGTATAGTTTATTCTATATGCAATGGGGTCTCTTAACGTATGATTGTCGTTGGACATGTCTATTTTTAAACGAAGAACTGCGCCACCTGATTCATATTTTTTATTTTTCATGTTTTCAAATTCCATTAGATGCACATCTGGAGACATACACCTATATGCGTTTTCAACCCCAAGGTGTCTTTCCTCTTTTATTGTTTCTGGTGTTGAAAAATCAACATACGCATATCCATGTTTAATCAAAATACATGCGAAATTAAAGAGTGTATCAAAATAATCGGATGTATATGTAACCTCGCCCGGGTCATACCCAAGCCACTCCATGTCGCGTTTTATTTCATTTACAAACAATTCGCTTTCATTTGATGGATTTGTATCATCTAATCTTAAATGACACAAATTGCCTTCGCCGTAATTTATCAATAAAGATTTACAATGACCGATATGCAGAAACCCGTTGGGTTCCGGGGGGAAACGCGTAACCGTCGGCATTGTTGTGTTAAAATTGGATTTTATGATAATCTATAAAAATAGTTCAATTTTTTACCAGTTTTCGTTATAAATCTGATGTATGCGTGCATTAAAAAATTGAACCTTAGAAATATTCAAAAAAGGGTTAAATAATAAACACCTATTAACAATAATGGCTCCAAAACATACAAGGAAACCCTCTATAAAAAAACTATTTCGATTATTCGATTTCAATGTATTGGATGGCGCGGTAATGGACGGTTCTAGTTCCGGCTCTGATAATGATTCAACAAGTGAACCAGAAACTAGTTCATCGAAAGAAAAGTGCTTCGTCATTCAAATGTTTGGAATAAACGAAAAGGGCGAAACCTGCTGTTTGTATATGCAAGAATATCAACCATTCTTCTATATGAAAGTAGGTTATAACTGGACAAATACTAATATGGCCGCACTTTTACGCGAAATCCGCGAAAAGGTTGGTAAGTATTTCGCGGATTCGATAGTTTCCACGGAGATGGTTGACCATTACAAGCTCTATGGTTTTAGTGGTGGTAAAAAATGCAAATTTATGAAAATTGTCTTCAAGAACACAATTGTCATGAATAAAGTGAAAAATTTATGGTATGCATATAAAAAGAGCGATGACAAAGGCAAAGCTGGAGGCAAAGGAGAGCGCTACCGTGTGAAATTTATGTTTCAGGGGATTAGTTTAGAGCTTTACGAAAGCAACATCCCACCGCTTCTTCGGTATTTCCATATTCGAAACATTAGTCCTTCAGGTTGGGTATCATTCTTAACTGACAAGGTTGTCAAAGTGGCGCAAAAAACAACGACATGCGACTTTGAATATATCTGTCCTCTAGAAGAACTAGTGCCTGAACCAGAAAAGGAGACGCGTGTTCCGTATAAGATATGTAGTTTTGATATTGAGGCTAGTAGTAGTCATGGAGATTTCCCAGTTCCGGTAAAAACCTACAAGCGACTTGCATCAAATATGGTGGACGTGTTTATCAAACAGGCGGCTGTATTAGATAAGACACGAGCTGAAGTATTACTATTAAAAATAATGATGGCTGCGTTTGGGTATGGTAAGTTTGACGACATCGATTTGGTGTACCCAAAGCAAGCAACATCAAAAGATAGGGTAAATAAACTAGTGAAAGAA